GATGTTCCTTGACTTTCATGGAAAGGATGGTATGGTTGGGAACATGAGAGATGATGTGGTAGGTGAAGGGCATGGGAAGGGCGAGGGGCCAGGAGGGCGAGGGCAGTGGAAAGGGGGACATGAATGCTCGGACCCGCAGTGCATCGGCGGGACGATAATGCTCGACCTCAATGACGAGGCCGACTTCCACAAGGCCGTCAGCGTTGTCGAGTCGAACATCATGAACGCGTCGCTCGCGGCGCATCGAGCATTACGGGACGGGCGGGAGGAAGAGGCGGACCGCTGCCTCGACGAGTTGATCGCTCATATCGAGAGCGCTACCCCCGCCCTACTGCCACCAGTCCTGGCCTCGATCGCTGACGCGGCTGCCGGCATGTATCTACGGATCGCCGAACTCGAAGGGGAGGGCGAGGCATGACGAAGCGGAATCCGACAGGCGCGCATCCGTTGGTCGCCGAACTTCGCGAGCTGCGCCTCCGAGCCGGCATGTCGATGAGCGACGCGGCGCGGAAGGCCGGCATGCACGTGTCGACGATCTCGGAGATGGAGGCAGGGCATTACTGGCCGACGCTGAAGTCTCTGGAGTTGTACGCGTCAGCGGTGGACGTGAAGTTGGCACTGGTCGGCGGGGAGGTGGGAGATGATATCGACACTGGTCACTGACGACTTCGCTGACGATGAGCGGCGCGATGCCACAGCTTCCCGCCCGAGGGCATTGGTGCGGACGCAGATTGAATCGCTGCCGCTGTGGAAGACTCGGCTGAGGGTCGTCATCACCCATACGAATCCCGACGCCGCTTACGTCGAGACCTATGAGGGTCCGCTCGGCAATATCGCCTCGTACGGCAATTCGGTGTTTCGAATCTGTATCGGCGGCGACGGTAGGCATGGGGACGGCAAGTGGATCAATCTACTTCGCCCGGCCTTGCTCGCGCACTACAAGATCAGTGTCTTCGAGGTGGTGACCTGATGTACATGATGATCGGGGTTGCCTGTTTCGGCCTCGGCTTTCTGCTGTCATTGAATCGCAGGTACATGCCTGCGGCTGTGGCGTTGCTGCTGCTCGGGGTTGCTCTCGGGTATGCGCAGCTCTCATCCCAGCCGTAGACCACTCTTGGAATATGTGGTACATTTAGGCAATGACGATGAGCGTGGAAGAACGCCTGGAGATCGAACTCGACAAGCGTCGAGAGCACTACTACGAGGATCTGTCGTGGGCCGGCGACGACGAGTTCGATCTCCAGGAAGAGGATGGCGAGTGAGCGCCTTCAGTGATACCGAGAAGCACGTGGCCAAGGTCATCGTCGCAGGCATGAAAGCCGGCCTCAGCGAGGCCAGGAGCCTCGAACGGGCAGGGATGCTACTCACCCCTGCGCACAAGCTGTCCATCGCCTCCACGGCCCTCCTGGACGTCGCTAACCTGCTCAAGGAGACGCCGATAGCCACCATCGTCCCCAAAGGGGTCCCCATGACCCCCCACGAGATCAAGCGCTACGTGGCCATCTGGATCGAAGACATCGTCGAGCAAAACAAGGAGAAATGATGGACAAGCCCTTCGTCCCCGGTCGAGGCGTTCAGATCTGCCCCACATGCTGGGGTGCTGGCTTCTACAACTACCTGGCCGAGATCATCGACTGCGAAAACTGCGACGGCGCAGGCACCATCAACCTGAACTCGGAGGAATGACATGCTCGCCCTCACCGCAACACCTCACGCCGACCCCCACTTCCTCGAACGCACATTCCATGACGTCGCCCGCGAACTCGGCTACCCCGCGCTGGACCGGAGCGTCATCGACCTGTCCGAGCCGCCACCGTGGGACCTGTATGCACGGCCGCTCAGCGAGATCCTGGCGATCGTGTCCCCGACAAGCTTCATGCAGACCCTGGAGGACTAGTGAAGCAGAGCAGCGGGGCGTTCCACCCCGATGTCCTCGCCATCATCCGCGAACTGAAGGCGTACCGGATAGCCATGGGCATCTCGATCCGGGAGCTGTCGAAACGCGCGAACGTCGGCACGTTCGCGTTGATGCGCTGGGAAGGCGAGCACCGCCAGCCTGACACACTGAACCTGGACATCTGGGCTGCGTCGCTCGGATACAAGCTGAGGATCACGATCGAATGAACGAGCTGCTCGACATGATCAATCATCCGTTCATCGCGGGGATCCTCATCGGCTTCGGGGTGGCCATCCTTGCCATGCTCGGGGTCTGGTGGATTGACAAGATCGTCTATTATCACTGGAGAGGAAGGCGTAGATGAGCAACGTCAGCGCCAAGACCGAACATCTCGTACGGGCTGCCGTCAAGGGCATCCTGGGTAATCCGCAGTCCTGGGATCAGGAGTACTGGGTCAAGACTCCCGACGATTGCCGGGCTGTCGGAGATCCGGTTCCCGTGTGCGGTACCACATACTGCCTCGGCGGCTGGATGATGCTCTATGACGGCTGGAAGCATTCTTCGATGGGGCACACTTCCCACATGTGGACCAAGGGGGACATGGCCGTCACGGATCCTTTCCAGGGCTACCTGAACTCCCTGTTCGAGCAGTACGAGGGCATGCGTTCCAGTGGCGACACGATCTTCGATGGCGGCATCGGCACCCTGAGTGAGCTGATCGACAGGATCACGGACGATCTGGAGATCAACTTCAACGAGGACTGCCCGTGCCTCACCGAAAACGAGTCCTGCATCCTTGCCGGCTGCCCCTGTGGCCAGCATGTTCTGACTCCCGATTCAGCTCCGGAGTGGAACCCGGAGAGTCCCGATCATGCACTGTTCAAGGTCGTCGAGGCGTTCGTCACCAGAGCGCAGGAGGACGGCGACCGGATTACCGCACGTCAGGTAATCGGCGACCGGATCCTGATGCAGGCGTTCACCGAGGCGTACACGGCAGGGCACCAGTCGCTGGTTGAGACGGTCACGGAGAAGGCCGATCGTCGCATCCAGGAAGCCCGCATGGGTATGGCCGCATCTGACGGGACGTATCAGATCCTCAAGAATGAGAACGAGAGGCTTCGCCAGCAGGTAGGCATGCTGAACGATCAGGGTTCGGTCATCCGTAAGCTTCGAGGTCAGATCGATGACCTGAAGTCGGGGGTCCGACAGGATCCGGCAGTCGCCAAGATCAAGGCGAAGCACGCACGTGCACAAGAAAGCATTCAGGCACTCACCCTGAATGTCGCCGACCTGACCAATCGCCTCAGAAGTGCCAGTAATGAACTGATGGTGCAGAAGCGGGCCGTTGTAGAAATCCACGGGAAGCTTTTCGGTGCGCGCCAGGATGGCTTCGTGAAGGCTGTCAACGCCTGGCAGAAGGCACTCGACGTGATCAAGAAGGAAGAGAATCTCTGATGGAAGAACCGCAACGCAGCCAGATCCTGGACTCGTACAAGGTCCTCAATGCTCAGTTCGATCAGTCCGTAGAGCGGGCGCGCGCTGATCTTCAGGCAGGTCGGCCACTCGAAGATCTCCTTGTCGGCGGGGCTGCCGAGTTCGCGACGGGAAGCAGCATCGAGGCGCTCGCCGCCGTCGTCGTCTGCCGGCTGCTCAAGGAGGCGCGCAAGCCTGTCCCGAAGCCTCGCAGGAAGACCAATGTCGTCGCGAACCGTCGAACGGTGAAGTCCCTGACCCGGGAGGTGCCCGATGCTGCATGACTGGTTCCCCGACGCGCCGCTGTGGGTGCCGGTCACGGCGATGATCCTTGACGGCCTGGTCCTTCTCATCATCGCGGCATGCCTGGTCGGTAGCCCTCTCGATGCTTGGCGTCGCCGGCATGACCGCACTCAGGCTGACCTTCAGTATGTTGACCTGAAGCGTTTTCAGGGCATCCAGGCCGACCTGTTGACGGCACCGGCGAAGCAGGGTGTCACGGCTGAGCTGAAGCGCGTATCGAAGCATGGCAAGGATGGCTGAGCGCAGCTTCGAGGATCAGGTGATCCGCGAAGCGGTGATCTTGAAGGCCCGAAGGCTGGCGCGGCTTCGGGCACGCAAGGTAAGAGTTTCGATAGCACTCAAGTACCGACTGGGATGGGGACCTAAGAGATGAACATTGAGATCAAGATCGACGAGCTTACGGTAGACACGATCATCGCCAAAACCTTCGAGCGCGATGAGGACGGCGACATCATCGGTGAGGCGGGGGTCCGTCTCGGTGACGCGATCCTCGATCGCCTGACCACGGAGATCAAGAGGGGTGAGGGGAGCTACTTCAATCCCGATCTGCGCAGCCGGATCAAGCAGATCCGTGATGAGGAGATCCGCTCGGCTGTGCTTGACGAGATCACGGCTGCGCTGACGGTACCGATCCAGGCGACGAACGGCTTCGGCGAGCGCACGGGTGCCCCGACAACCCTGCGGGAGATGATCTTCAAGGAGGCTCAGAAGGCTCTCGGAACTACCGACAACCGGAATCAGTACAACAGATCACTGATCGAGAAGGTCATCGACGACGAGATTCGGAAGGCTCTGACCGCTGAGATCAAGCCCATCCTGGACAAGGCGAAATCTGACGTCAAGGTCGCGGCCGATCGCATCGCCTCGGAGCTGCTTGCTCAGGTGGCCCTGAAGGTCAGTGGCGGCAAGTAGTGGACGAGTTCGAGCAGCTCAAGAAGGAAGTGCGGGACCTGAGGGTGAATGTGAAGATCCTGCAAATCCAAGCCGTGGTCCTCACTGTCGGTCTCGGCTTCGCCGGCCTGGACCTACTGTTGTTCAGGTAGGCACCGATGTACTGAAGGGCCAGGAGATCTAATCTCCTGGCCCTTCGTGGTGTGCAGGTCGGCACCGATGCCCTGTGACTACCAGCGCCTTCCGCGAACTGAAGTATATCATCTGATCAATCTTCTTGGAAGACTTGGCACACATGAGAAGTGATGGTATAGTTCTGGCATGGATAAGTTAAGCGCCCTCGCGGCCCTCGGAGTAGGGGCAGCCCTCACGTTCCATGCCTACAAGCCCGAGATCCTAGCCTGCGCTGATCGGGTAGACGCAAAGCTTCTCGACCTGCTGAAGGCACTGAAGCCATACATCTACCGCAGTAGGCACGGCAAGCGAGGACTGCGTCGAGGTAAGCACTACGTGCAGCCCGGCGAAACCTTCTACCGTTACGACTCTGAAGGCATGGAGGTGACCTGGATATGAGCCCGATTAAGCGTCGGCTCCGGCATCCACGCGAAGACGACTGGGAAAGCGCGGTAGTGCAGAACATCAACATCCTGCATGACTCCATCGATTTGATAGATCGGCAGCTCGGGGTGATCATGGACGCCTACGCGAGCATCGAGGTCGAGCAGGGACGGCTGGCCAACTGCATTCGTGAACTGAAGCTCAAGGTGAAGCGATGAAACGGACCGCCTCGATCACCATCGGCGTCATCCTTGCGGGCCTACTCGCGGCCTGTGGAGACGAAGGTGAAAGCAGCGACTACACGGAAGTCTGCGTAGACCGGGCCATGACAGTACTTCCCGAGGATCAGTGCGACGATGACGACGATCGGGCGAACGGTCACAGCTTCATCTACATACCGGGAAGTGCTCACGTGCCAGCTCACGGAAGCCGGTATAACGGCGGGGCGTACACGACAGTGAAGCCGACGTCTGGGACTATCGGCAGGGTGCCGAGTTCTGGCGGATTCGGAACTCACGCAGGGACAGGATCGTGAAACGCTTCGACAACAAGCAGTTCTACCTGGATATGGATCGCATCCGTGACGGCTGGGGCATCTCGTGGCAGCAGGCGGCTCGGGAGTCGGAGGTGTCGATCTCGACGATCGAACGCATTCGCTCCGGTCAAGGCTTCCACGTCGAGTCGCTGATGCTACTCGCGGAGTTCTTCGAGCTGTGGGATCTGAAGAGATATCAGATGAAAGGTGGCGGACATGGATCTGGAGCAGATCGGGGACAGGCTCCGAGCTGAGCGCGAATTTCGGGGCTGGACCGGTGATCGAGTTGTCGAAGAACTCGACTTCCCGCGCAGGGTGACGCCACGGGCGATCATGTGTGCCGAACCTGCCGAGCCCGACAGGTATCCGAGCCTGCGGATCATCATGAAGCTTCTGGACATTTACGGCCTGGAGCTGGCGATCGTCCGCAAGGGCGACGATGGTCAATGACCTTGTCACGATTCTGCTGTGCGTGATTGCGCTGATGGTCCTGGCTGACTACTCACGCAGGCCACCGAAAGGCAAGGAGAAGGTGATGGACGATGAAGAGACCTAAGGAGGAATGACATGTACGTTGAGCAGTTCCATTACGCAGAGACGAGCCCGTACGTCGCGGCCGTTCAATGGGACGGAGTCAACCGGGAGCCGATCACCGAGTTCGTCAGGCTCGTCTACATCGAGCAGATGGGTGCGAACTACTGCGATCCGACGAACGCCTTTCGCTTCACCGCTGACGACGGGGACGGCGACCATAACAACATGGTCATCTTCGAGCAGGGCGAGGAGGTCGAGGTCGATGACTGGGTCGTCTGTGTCGGCGATGATATCGATCAGTGGCTTGAGGTCATGCGAGACGAGGTCTTCAAGCGCCGATTCAGGAGGCTCTGAACTGTCAGATCTTCCTGAGATAATCAAGTCATGCCGTGGGATGAGCAGGGAAATCTGAGGTGCAGCAATGCGGGGCTGTATGAGTGCCAGGATTTTCCTGGACGAGGTAGTGAACTGGTCACCGACGCCCGAGCAAGGCTTCACGGATGGAAGATCTGGCAAGGCGAGGCAATGTGCCCCGTCTGCGCGAAGCCTGCGAGAACTTCAAGAACTTCGGGAACTCTGGAGCAGGATGAGCTGCCCGGGATGGCATTTCCTGTCGTACCAAAGAAGAAGGCCGGCAAGAAGCGGCGAGAACACAGTTAAGGAGAACATCGCATGAGTCGTGTACGCATCGGTGAGGAAACAAGTGACTGGGTTCCACTCTCGGAGACAGTCGATCTCGGCAAGTCGGGGCTTTCGCAGCTCCTGGCTCGCTACGACGAGATCAACGAGCGGATCATTCCGGAACTCGTCGAGGAACGGGATGCGATCAAGGCGCTGATGAAGCAGTTCGGCACGGACTACATCATCGCGGTCAACGGCGTCGAGACGTATCGGGTTCGCCAGGATGGGCAGCTCAAGACTCGGGAGTTCGCGAAGGCGTATCCCGGATATGCCAAGGACTGTACGGTCATCAAGGAGCGTGAGGTCATTGATCCCACCCTTGTTCGGCAGGTCATGGGCGATGTGGTTTGGAAGCAGTTCCTGACCCAGAAGATCGAGAAGATCAACAAGAAGTAACACCAGCAATATCACATATCCCCGCACACATGTAAGGAACGATCATGACCAAGCCCCACACTCCTGAGCCCGTCGCGCTCCTGGAGGTCATTGACGCCGATCTGGCCCGGATGATGCTGACAATGAACCGGCCCCACGAAGCCGGCGTCGCAGGCACGAACCGGAAGGTCCGGCAGGCGCAGGTCGACAAGATCGCCGGCGACATCCTTGCCGGTGACTGGATCCTCAACAACCAGGCTATCGGCATCGGCAGTGACGACGTTCTCGTCGACGGCCAGCACCGCCTCCTCGCCCTGCTCAAGGCGGCCGAAACGGATCCTGAGGTGACCATCGAGTCCTGGGTCATGTGGAACCTGAACCCGAAGGCCATGACCACCGTCGACATCGGCAAGAACCGGGTCGGCAAGGACTTCCTGGCAATGATCGGCGTCGCGAACGGTTCGCAGATCGCATCGGCTCTGCGGCTCGTCTACGCCTACGACACGATTCAGCCCTACAGCTATCAGGCGTGGAAGCGGGCGCAGTTTAGTGCGACGAAGCTTCAGGAGCTTGCCGTTGAGCACGCGGACCTGGTCAACAACTACTACACGGGTCATGGCGCGGCGAGATTGCTGACCCCGGCATCCGTGGCTGCCGGACTGTATCTGATCCGCCGCGACCGGCCTGATCTCGTGGAGCTGCTTCCCCGCTTCTTGGAGCCGCTGAAGACCGGGGAAAACCTTGTCAAGGGGTCCCCAATTCTGGCGCTGCGAGAGTGGGCGAAGAACGCCTTGAGTCAGAAGCGTCGCCGTGACGGCGTCACGATGCTCGTACTGTTCCTGCGGGCCTTCAATCACTGGGTTGAGGACAACAAGATCAAGTCGATGCGGTTCAGTGAGGATGAGCCGTTCGCCGGCCTGACGAAGAAGGAGTTCTACCAGCGATGAAGAGTGGCATCGAGATCACAATGAAGCAGGTCCTCGATCTGATGTGCCAGATCGTCGGGGAGTATGGCATCGACTACCAGTACGAGCCTCCGGTCGGCATCGACTACCAGTACGAGCCTCCGGTCGGCGGCAACTGCGTGAACTGGGATCGCGCAGGGGATTGCCCCTCTTGCCTGATTGGGCACATCATGTTCCGGCTCGGGGTACCCAAGGACTTCCTGTCGCCCAACGCCAGCCTCGATGCCGGGCCTCTACTCGACGGGATTGCCGTGCATTTCGGTGCCACCTGGGAGGACGGGGTCTCTGAAGTTCTCCAGGAGGCCCAGCTTATGCAGGATGCCGGCAGGAGATGGGGTGAAGCGTTGAGGGTGGCACTGATCGTGCATGCCGAGATCGTGGCGAAGCGTTTTGCGAAGGAAGCCGGAACTCCTAAGGTGCTGATCGTCGAAGGGGAGGTGTGATGTCATATTCGACAGGCGAGTTCCGGGACCTGCTCGACGCCATCCTGCCGGCGGAAACGTTCCGTGAGGGGGGTGCGGGTTCAGGGAAGGCCGTCTGGCTACATTCGGGCAATCTGTGGATCTTGGGGTACGAGGCCGAGATCAGTGCCGTCCGGGTTGTCAATGTCAAGGACGGGATGAATCTCGTCGATGCCACCCTGTTCCGGGACGGCGTCGGGAACATTGAGGCCCTCCTGAAGGCCATTGGGGCATTGTCGTAGCAGTGCCCTAGGGTGCGGGGATGCTGAATTTCAGAGTTTACGGTGTCCCCGCCCCTCAGGGCAGTAAGAAGGGCTTCGTCGTCAACGGCAGGGTCAACATGGTCGAGCAGTCACATAAGAAGCTGAAGCCGTGGCGCGAGGAAATCTCGGATGCCGGGGCTAGGGTGATGGACGGCCGCGACCCTCTTGACGGTCCGCTGTTCGTGAACATCACGTTCTTCATGAAGCGTCCCGCGAAGCCGAAGTTCACGGACTACCCGGCCGTATTTCCCGACGTTGACAAGATTACCAGGAGCGTCTTAGACGCATTGAAGATGGCCGGTGTCATCGTCGATGACGCCAGGGTCGTAGCCTGCATGGCAACCAAGGTTTTCGCCGCGACCCCGGAAGAGCAGGGAGCCATGATCACGGTAGGTCCCATCTCGGAGATCAATCACTGGCTGTCCTACAATGGCCATTCGTACAATGTTGGCTAGCTGATCATATTGAGGTATGCTGGAAAAAGAGGAAAGGAGGGAACACCGTGCTCCCCGACGAAGACATGATCAACCCGGTTGACTATCGAGGCGTCACCTACGACGCCGACCAGGAAATCGGCACCGGCACCGCAGCCCTGATAGCCCGAAAGCACCGGCGCACAGTCATCAACTGGTGCAAGAAGGGATACCTAAAGTCGATGAAGATCGGCGGCCCGCGCGGACAGTACGTCATCCTGATCGGCGACCTTGTCAGCTTCCTTCAGACTCCAACGAACGCGGACGTCGCGGCCTAGGTGTACGGCCTTCGCCATCCATGAGCGTGCGCCTGTTCGCGACTTCGGCCACCTCGTACAGCTCGATGTCGCCCCTCTTGATCCGAGCCCGCATCGCCATACTGATGATTGTCTTGTCGGCGTGCGCCTTGATCCTCCAGCGGTCGATGCCCGTGACCCGTAGATTGACATACAGCCAGTCATCCTTGGGCGTCAGCGTGTAGTCGAGCAGGTATGGCCGGGCTCGGATGAGCCTGTCGGCGAAATCGCCGATCACGGCCCGGGTCCCGTCATCCCCGCCGCATCGCAGCCTGTACGTGTAGTTGACGATCATCTCAGCTCCTGAAGTCGAAGACGGCAAGCCGTCAGGCTCCCGACACGGCGCTGAGAATCCAGCCGAGCAGTGACAGCCCTGCCGCCGCGATCGTCCCATACAGCAGCGCCTGCTTGTTCTTCGCCTGTCCTTCAAGTTCGGCGATGCGCTGATCCTGCGCGGCTTCCCGCACCGCATACACGTCCTTGCGTACCAGTTCAGAGAAGCCCGCACGATACTCGTCGCGGAAGTCCTTGATGATCCGGGAGATCTCCCCCAGCGAAGGAGTTCCGTCATCGTATCCGGGCATAGTCATATCCTGATCTTGCCAGAAGACTATGCCTACCGCACAGCCTTGCAGGTCTGTGGTGCATCCATCGATCATGCTATGCCCAGAAGATGTCCGGTTCATGCCCGCAATCGGGAATCTGGCACGAAGGTCCTTGACCCCCATGGACGACATGGTACTGTTGCGCAATGGCCGACTTGATTGAAGACCTGATGGAAGTCCTCGAACCCTTCGACGTCACCATGAGCGCCTGGATACGGCTGCGCCAACATCTCGCCATCCAGGAAACCTCGGGAGCCAGCAATCCTGACGGCCTCGGAGCCCGCGACGCCATGAACCTCGCACTCAACATCTACCTCGAAGACCAGGTCGCGTGGATGCAGTTCAAGTACGGCCACGAAGCCTGCAATGACGGACTGCGCGATCTTTTCGGGATCCACGACACACTCATCCGAGCCGGTCGGCTTCTCCGTGACCCGCTCGGAGACAAGATCCTCATGTATGCGGCACACCTGGCAGCCATGGGACCCTACGGCCCCGCCGTCTGGGACCGTGCATCGAAAGTCGTCCTCGCAGCCCAGATCTCCACCACTGAGAAAGAACTGAGCAAGCGGCGATGATCCGGGAAGTGTGGGTCGATTTCAATGACGTTCAGGACATGGAAACGGTCACATTAGAGAAGTTCGCGCCACCTCATCTCTATCGAGGAGAGGTCGTCCGCGCCTTCGACAACGACGGAAACTCCTGCTGGGCCAGCGTTCTTCGGGTCGCGGACTCGAAGGTGCGACTACTGCTTGATATTGGAAGATTTCAGGATGGAGAGGTGAAGAAGTGAGCGACACTCCCGTACTTCAGCCAGGCGATCAGATCCACATCGCCGTGCCGGCATCGTTCAGTGATGCGATGATCGAAAAGATGAGGGACATGTATGCCGCCCGGGATGTCAAGATCTTCTTCGCTTCAGCGATCTCTAGTCCGGATATCGAGGTCATCTCGATCATCCGCGCAGCGCCGAAGCCGACGCCCGGACAGATGATGACAGGCTTCATGCCTCCAGGGCCACGCCCCTGACATGCGAAACGGCCCTCAGATCGTCTCTGAGGGCCGAAGTCGTCTAGGCGGTAGTCCAGGATAGGGCTACGAGAGCCCTGGGGTCAGCTTGGACCTGGTGACCGGGCCGACGATGCCATCGACTCCGATGCCCATGGCCCGCTGAAACTGCCGGACAGCGCTGTCCGTGAGAGGGCCGAAGCTAGAGTCCAGATACAGCGCGAACCCGTAAGCATTCAGCAAAGCCTGCAACTCCTTCACCTCCCAGCTGGACATCTCCAGCCGAAGAAGCTTGCCGTGCCACGTCGTCGTGCCGTACTTGAGGATCGTGAACTCAGTCTTATTGTTCTCCGAGCCCGAGCTATGCATGATCGAATCGTGAATGTGCGAGGTGTGCGGATTGCCGCCCGTGTACGCGCGAGGCTTGAACCGATCACCGCGACGGAAGATCCGACGGTCATGGATCACATAGTTCGTGGACGGATGAATCATGATCGATGCCAGCAAGGACGGGATGTGAATCCCATCCTTGTCGATATCCAAGGCTCGCACCACCCCGGACCTGCGGTCAGGATTGTGATCAGAGACCTGAGCCTGATGACTCGCATCCCCGATCCACCCATCAGTGCGTCTGTCACGTCCCGGCCAGCGGGCATTCAGATCATCGCGGAGGCGGACAAGTGTCGGAGCCAGGAATGCCCTAGCCATCCTTGCCCACCTCCTCAAAGTCCAACGTCACGGGCTCCAGCGTCTCGACACCCATGAACAACTGCGGCACGTCATCCTCGGGTTCGGAGGCGATGTCGTGAGCTTCATACTTACTCAAGTCGACCATGTTGACTATGTTACCTCAACGTGATTACGCCTGCTCAATCTCCAGATGACGATCAGCGGCAGAGCCCGTAATGGCGGTAACGCGATGCATCAGGAACGAGTTCACCGACGTTCCAGCCGTCAGACCCGAAAAGTAGAGGAATGAACCAGTCGTCCAAGGGCCGACTCCGGTGATCCTGGCACCATTCGCATCGCTGGCCGCGACAATCGTTGCCCCAGCGCCGACAACACTGCCAGCGTTGAGTTGAGGGGAGATCAGCGTCTGCCCACCACCCGAATGATTGAGCAACGCCGCATAGCCGACCCTGACGACGCCGGAAGGCGGCACTACGATTGTCGCCCCAGTAACTGGAGCACCTGCCGTGGTATACACCAAAGATGTTATGAAGAACGAGGTGGCGTCGCTGGCCGAGGCGGGAACGGGGACCAGCTCGGTCCACGCGGTCCCCGTGTACCATTCGTAGCGATTCAGGTCGGCAAGATATGACAGTTCGCCTTCGAAGGGTGCCGGATTACGCGCGGTCCGGTCAGCAATGCTCAGAAAGCGTTCGACAAGCCGGCTCTCCACGCCCGTGTTGTAGTTCGTGAAAGACAGCGGGACGTTCGCATTGTCCGAGCCGTCCGGGATATCCAAGCCCTGGTTCGTGGTCAGTGCCATTAGTCCACCTGCCTCAAGATGATGTTGTCCATGAAGAATGATACGAACGCCGCTGCCGGGAGGTTGAAGATCCCCCGGAATCGGACCCTCGCGAAAGCCGTGCCGGCCGGGGCGATCACGTAGCCAGCGGGGAACAGGGTCAGATCGATACGTCGATACACTGGCGCGAGGGTCCCACTGAACAGGCTCATCCTGTTGATCCGGAATTCGGTGATCAGCGTGCTACCGGCATCAAGGAACTGAATCCACATCTCCAGATCACTGAAGTCAGGCGGGAGACTGTTCATGAACACGCGCGTCAGATAGTAGGCACCCGTCCATGTCGTGTCGGCGCTGGCCGGGACAGCCGTAGAGAACACGTCCGCGATGGACTGACCGGCTCCAACGCTGTCCGTGCCGAAGTCGACGAGTTGACTGCCGCTGATGTTGACCGAGGATGGCGATGCGATAAGGAAGTCGGGGGTGCCGGCACCTGTCGAGACGACGCTGATGGTCCAGAAGTCCGGCAGTGCGCCGATCGCCCCGCTTTCGAAAGACGAGTTCGGTAGCGGCGTATTCGAGCCGATGGCCCCGGACATCTGGCCTAGGCAGAACCATTGCGAGTCCTGCTTCAAGACGACGACTCGGTCACCAAGAAGCGGGAAGTATTGGAAGAACAGGTAGGAGCAGTCGACGAGGACTTCGGAGCCACTGATCTTCACGGTGATCTGCGTGCCTTCAATGACGCCCGCGACAACCCCGATGCGTACGACGCAGGCAATCTCCTGCTGATTGACCGCCGCGCCACCGATGGTCTCCAGGAACGGGTCTGTGACCGTCCCAGGAGCCGGGGGCATCCCTTCGTCGGGGGTTGTCATAGTGTCTCCAGTTCCAGGGTGACGAGTTCGCGGGAGGTGATCAGCCCGGAGTCGCCGGCAGCCAGGCCGTACTGGGTTGTTTCGACTACCTGCGCGGTGACCTCGTTGCGATACCAGAGGGTGAAGACGTCTCCGGGGTCAAGGATCGGCACATGGGGGACCCGGATCGTCCACGATCGCCGGAGGGCGACTGATTGGCGCAGTAGCCGGGAGGCGAGGGCGAGGGGATTGTCGGTCGTCGGATTCTTGATCACCCTGTTCTGCCGGCCGAACGGGCCTCCGAAGGCAGTAGTTGAGCCTATCGTCGTGTCCTGCACCGTGACCCGCAGAGGCTCCGTGTTGTCGGTGCGTTCCATGACGACCGTGATCGAGTTGTAGACACCCTGACGGGTACGCGAATCATTGACCTGCACGAGTGCGCCACCTACGCCGTCGACGAAGGTGATCACGGACTCCGATGCCAGCGGCGGCCCGATCAGATACGGATTATCGAACACGACGAAAGATCCGTAACGATCAGGCTGCCAGATCAGATTGGCTCCCGAAGCGACCTGATCAGCGGCCTGACCACGATCAACCTCCCAGATCTGCTGACCCATCAGCGCCACCACCGAGGCGTTCGTGATGTCGACACCCCAGCTCGGATCAGACGCCTGAAGGATCAAAGCGATCTCTGCCGCCGCATGCGGCGATGTCGCCACCCACGGAATGATGAAGTCATCCCGGATCGCTTCCGCGCCAACGCTGAGAAGCTGAACCCTGACAAGCCCGGTCTCGTCACTTTCGATGGTGTCGACGCGGCCAGTGAACAAGGTGATGTCAAGATATCCGGCAACCCCGGTACGCAGGATGACGCGGTCGGTCAGCGGATTGAGCAGCCCATCGTCGATCACGGACCTGACTGTCGTGAAGTATGCGTCACGTCCCCCACGAGTCGACAGCGTCGCGGTCACGTAGCCGGCGATCACAGGGATCGTTCCGAGGTTCTCAGATCCTCGCAGAACCGTCGCCGACGTCGTCATGCGATGCGAGCCGAGAAGTACCTGCTGCTGAGCTGGCGTGAGAATAACGGCCATTAGTACCCCGTCCCCGCCGCGATCTGAGTGTACGTAAAGCCTGCCGCGTCAAGTGACGTGTACGTCAAGCCGATGGCTGAAGCCATCAGGTCGTCGTAGGTGGCCCCGCCGGCACCGATGCCGTTACCTCCCGTGTTACCTGTGTCGACGTCTGCCGCAGGCAGAGCCAGGCGGAATGGCAGTGACCATACCCTGGCGGGGACGCGTCGATCGACGCCCACAGGCTGCTGGTCGATGTCGAAGATCGTGATCCAGTCAGTGCCGTATGGCAGCCCGAACTGGTAGACGACCGGCAGGGACAGCAGCAGCGGGTAGCCGCCGGCGACGATCGCTTCGATCGCCTCGCCGTCCTCGGGTTCCTTGCTGGTCAAGACCAGCGTGGATGCGTAGCGCTTACGGGTCTGCGCGATCGTTTCGGGGCGCTGAGTGTCGATGATGTCGAAGATCCCCGACGCGCTGGAGTAGACCCTCCCGAGCAGGTCCGCGAACATGATCTTCGGATCGTCGACGCAGTAGTCGAAAGGCGTGTCATCGATCTCGATAATCAGATTCAGGCTCGGATTGTAAGGATCACGCAGCCAGATGTCCCCGCCAGACGCGAGATTGACCGTATTGCTCGTGATCGTGTCCGTATCCGAATCCGACGATCGCAGAGTATAGAAGACGTCCACGTCGAACGGTGCCTCATTGTCCCAGAAGACGGCACTCTCGTCGAACGGGTCAGTGAAAAACCCTGACCCACGTACCAGCACCTGCGTGCCGTCAGGGGTGTGACGCCACAGATTCAGCGGCTCAACGCTCGCCTGAACCTCGAAGTTGTCGAAGGTCACGGTCGTGCTGCCGTTGGTGTTACCGGAGTTACGGATGGCGTACAAGCCAACCGTTCCGGAGACGCGTTCGCTGTTACGCGCCTCAACAAGCCACGTCTGAGGTTCAGCGTCAGCCGTAACCCACGCCTTCGCGCGGATCAGATCACCGGAGATCGTCGCCGCGACAGAGAAGGCATTCGACGCCCCGACAGTGAAGTTCGGGATGAGGATTTCATCGGAAAGGTCAAAGAAGGTTCCGCCACCATCGCGATACTGAATCGTCAGTGTCGCCGTGGTGTCAGTGTTCAGGCGGACTTTGGCTCGGTAGGCGACAAGTCCCGCATTGCGGATGAGGATACCGGCGTCGATGGGTGCCCCAGTCGGGTTCACGGGTACAACAATGTCAACCTTTATTGACATGTCAGTGAGTCCTGACAGGAGGGAAGCGGACCGAGTGACGGCCGTGGTGCCCAGAATCATCTGGCCTACCGTGCCATTCACCGCATAGTCTGTGGCGATCGTGCCACCGAGAAGCGTGTAAGCCCCGCCAACCTCCGACGCACTGCCCCACGAACCGGCACCCACTACGCGCGAGAAGGTGTCAAGGACAAGCCGACGATCGATGTTGACAAGAATCGACCCCGTCACGGGATCCGCTGTCGCTACAATGGCGGCCATCAGTTCATCCTCGGTCCCGCAGAAATCAGACGTGCCTGACTCCTGCTATTACGGTTCGCGACCCGATACATTCTCGAATCAAGCTGCTCATTGCCCACATAGACGACGACAGTGCTCGCCCCATCCCCGCCGAGAATGTTCATCAAACCTGACTGCTGCGCCAACTCGCGGGTTCGGCGAGGATTGGTCAACGGCAGCACGACTTCACGGTTGCCGCCTTCGCCGATCATCGCGAGCTGCGGACTGTCAATGATGCCGCCATGGGCGTATCCGGGAACCGACGCCGCTTCCCCGATGCCAACTAGTGGTGGAGTGAACCCGCCACGCGCAATCTCCCTGCGCAGTTCCCGGACAGCTTCCTCCGCATTCGTGATGCCAGATGTCAGATGCGCGAACTTATCCTCAATGGGAGGCAGGGCGATGAGCCCTGTGAGTGCCCCGAAGATCTCATCGATGCGCTGCCTCGTAACGCCGTAAGCTGCGGCATTCCGATAGATTTCTTCGCGTTCCTGCTGATAAAGCTGCTGCGCCTGCTCGGAATTGAGCCTCCCGGAAAGATAGAGTTCTCGGGCGCGCTCCTCAGCTTCCCGGAGTGCTCGGGAAACCGCCCTTATGCCTTCCCTGCCAGCCTGGGACTGAGCGTCGAAGGCACCCTTGTTCTCCTTGAGCGTCTTCGTCACATTGTCAAGAGAGTCCAGGTAGGACAAGGTTGAGTCGATGGCACGGAACTGTGCGGCACGCGTGTCATCAAGAGCGTCAGCTTGCTCCTTGAGTGCCTTAACCTGCCCATCCGTTACAGCTATGACTGCTTCGCCGTCGCGGATGTATGCGGCGCTCGACGTCCGGAACAGATCAAGGCTGCCCTCGGCTCCTTCCGTCGCCGCGTCGACATCGTTGAAGCCCATCCTGAGTATTGCCAGTACTGGAGACATGAGATTGAGGGCGATGCCGAGAGTGGTCGCCGACTGCGCCAGGTCGCGCACGGTGCCATATAGTCTCGTCATAGCGGCCAGGAAGCGGGCGGTGAAGACGATGATGTCGCCAATGGCGTAGATCAGGTCCCGTAGTGCCCGCTCGCCATCCTCGCCAAGATCGCTGAGAATGAGCAGGGTTTCTTCGACGGAGGCACCGAGGACAACGAATCCCGTGGAGAGGCTGTCGATAAGCCCATCGGAATTCGCGACAAGGTCATCGATGCCCAGGGTCAACTGATCAAGGAAGGCAATGAGGCCACTGGTCAACGGCTCGACGAACCTAGCGGCGTTGCCGAACGTGTTATCCAGGCGAGCGCCGATACTGTCAATGAAATTCTCGATACGGCCGAGCCCGACGAGTATCGGATCGACGAACGGCCGTGCTGCTTCAACAAGGGTAGTGCGTAGCCGCCGGCCGAAAGCTATCCCGGCTTCCTGAATGACAGTGAACTGTGATGCCAGCGCGATGCCGACGCCGGCTACCGATGCGGCGATGCCCGCCGTGAGGATCGAGGTCAGACCGGCGATGAGTGGCACGGATGCGGCAAGGACGGACCCGCCGATGATGGCTCGAACCTGAGGGGGAAGTCCTGACAGCCCGTCAGTGACAAGGCCGCCGATAGACTCCGTAACGGTCTTCAGTGCCCCAGCAAAGCCCCCAGTGAATCCTTCTCCCGCTGCCCGCCCTCCGCGACTTCCACCGTCACGGCTTCGACGTTCGAAATCTGTGACGAACGCTTTCGTTGAAGCAGCCAGCGAGGCGTCGAGTTCAGCGCTGACGCCCGATCCGACCTCCTTGCCGATGCGGCGTCCCATGGAGGCGTTGAGCGTCTTCTCGAACTTGTCGGTGCTTGCCTTCAATGCCTTGTCGAGGTCGGCGTCGAAGTCTTTCAGGTCCGCGCGGACCCGAACGTATGCCTCACCTAGACGCGCCATGCAGTGATCATAGACGAAGTCGACTAAGTTTAGTCGAGCGCGAACGCCATTGCTCCTTGATGCTGGATCGCGGCCGGGATGAGGAGCCTGACACCCGCTGGCGGCGTCGACAGCTCTGACTCCAGAGCTAGCCTGCCGGCCTCATCCCTACCTTCGTATATCAGGGTGTACGCGGCCATGAGCCAGTCGCTCAGTGGCATCCGAGAGGCGTTGACGCCCTGCCTCAGCAGCATGCCGTTGACGAATAGCCATCCTCGAAGGCACAGGCGCATGAGATTGAATGCCCAGACCCAATCCAGGCCCGCAGCTCGTCCGAGAAGCTTCCGTGCCGCACGTTCGCATCGGTCACCGGCATCGTCGAAGTCCAGCCACACGCGCAGCATCGAATCGACGCATCCGTCGTTGATGAGGCCAGGAAAGACGCCGGCAAGTCGATCATGGTCACGACGAAGTGCGGTGAGCCACACGGAGGCCGGCACGTCCATGATGTCCCAGTCTTGCCCGAACGCCCTGACCCACTGCTCATCGAACCTGGGTTCGCTTGGCATTGGCACGCCGTGATGGCTTGACCTGCTTGACCTCTTCGGCGTCATCGTCAAGTTCGGCGTCGACATCCCTGCCGCCACGGAACATCTTCCACGCCCATTCGGTGCCAATGTCACCGACGATCATCGCGTCCATAATCCTCTCAATGTCCTCGGGGTTGACGACACGCGAATCGATGGCATCCCACAGGCGCTTATCGGCCTTCAGTGACAGCTTCGTCAAGGCGTCATACTTCTCCGAATCCGTGCCAGGCCCCCGCGTGATGCGCTCGCGGTCGGCGGACGTCAGATCGTTAGCCCTAATGAGCATGAGGCGCTGACCCGTGGAGAAGTCCTTGAACCAGACCTTATGTCCATCCGGAAGTGCGACGAAGAAGTCCGCGCCTTGCGGCTTCCCCGAATTCTCATCAATGACATCATCGCTCATGTTGACCATCCTACGGCATGGCTACGCCATTCGCTCACGGCAGGAATCCCCGAGAAGCCTTATCGGTGCGAACCCGGAAGTTCGCCGCCCGCCCGAACTGCTGAAGAGGAGTCGTCAGGAAGCGATTCGGTCGCTTGTTGCCCGGATGAACGACCCGCAGAAAGAAAACCTGCGGGTCGCTGCGAAGTCGTTGAGTCCGGGAAATGAACCTGGCTCGATGCCAGAAGAATGTTTGCAGTGTATGTCCGGCCTTCGGAATCGGATGACTCTTCGACCCTTGATGCACGGAAGCGGCGTAGTTCAGTGGCGACCCGATGTCGAACAGGATCTCCCGAGGACTCGTCGACACGTCGACAGACTGCAAGCTAGCTTTCAGTGTTGGCCCAGCGACCGGGCGACCTGACCCGTGACGATGTGTTCCCGACCTCACCAGAGTCCGCGCCCCGATCAGCGTCTTGGACGCCAGCGGCCTTGCGACCTCGTACCCTCGCTGACGCGCGGCGTGCAGTGTCGCCGACCTGTCCAACACTATCCGCGCCATCAGCTACCCCTTCGGAAGATTCCGGTGATCCCACCACACGAACGTCACGAAGATCAACGCCGACAGTGGCACCAGGAAGATCCATCCCGGCAGTTGCCCCCAGCTCATCGTCATCCTCCAGATCCGATGTCGGTTCCAGATATCCTACGCCGAGCAGGGACATGATCGACTGATCTTCGATATCAACCTCATACACCCGGCCGATCCGGAACCTTCCAAACGTGGTGACCGCGCGGACCTCAAGATGCTTAGGCATTGTCATCCTCGTCAGTGTCGATGTTGTTGCAGGCAATGTGAGCGTTGACCCACATCAGCGACTCCTGCAAGGCTGTCAACGCCAGAGACATCTCCCGGGAGTCGCCGAGATGGGCGATGAACTCAGCCATCTGGATATACAAAGCCCTGTTCGACTCGTACAGGAATCGCTGATTCCCGGTGATCGGATGATAGGACATGCGGCGTTCAATCTCAGACTTCAGCACTAGCAGCACCTTCCAATAGCGACAGTGAGTTGAGCAATGCGGGAGATGCAGACCCCTGAAGGTCCGGTCACCGTGATCCCGGTGATCTGGTAGCCATTCCTTTTCGGGATCATCCCGGCAGCCCAGCAGCAGATGGCCTTCTTGATCGTCATCAGATCAATCAGGTCCTGATCCCGGGCTGCGAGATGCTGAGCCTCCGTAGGGCCTTGAATCTCGCCGTAGCCGGGATAGCAGCGAGCCACGCCGACGTCGATGATCTGAGCCCATCCCTGCGGATCGCAAGGCCCCGATTCGAACGTGTCGGGCTCAGGGAAATTCCTCGAAGGAAACGTCTCCCCGACCCTTACCCAGCCCGTACCATCACAGCATTTGTCCTTGCCAAAGAAAGGATCGATGTCTTCAACGAACAGGGTCCCGGCTACATGCTCATAGTTCGCAGGACGCAAGGGGGCGTCGAGAAGCCCGAACTCCTGCTCCAGGCAGATCAGCAGATTATCCGCATACTGCTTCACGCGGTCCAAGACTGCCATCAGACCGGCCATGTCTGCTGGCGAGGAACAAGGATCTCAGGGGCATAGATTCGTCCGCGCTGCTTCAGTCCGTACGGATTGTAAAATGAGATCGTCGTGTCGATGATCGCGATGCCCGTCAGATTGTTCGCCAACAGCTCCGTGTACGGGATCAGCGTGAAGTCCACGCCCGCCCTACTGATCGACTGCACGTAAGCGCTGAGCTGGCAAGACGAATCCTTGTTGCACGCCTTGATGTACTCGCAGCGAAGAACGGCCGCCGCATAGCGCAAAGGATCAGGGACTCCATCCCCGCGAATATAGGTGACCGTGAGAACGTCATCGCCGTCGAGAGAGTTCATGTCGTTGCATTCAGGCCAACGATCCGGAGACTTGCGGACAAGCCAATGACCGTCATCAACCCAGTATGTGTCAGGATCGATGATGTCCGCGCCGAGCGTGATCTCCACAATCGACTGCACGGGACCGAGAAGCCTGATCTCCGACATCGGCTTACACGTGCAGCGCCCATTGCATGAACAGTTGAACCAGTTGCCATTCCAGATGTACGGCAGCCAGGAACCGTTACCCCAACCCCATCCGAAATAGTTGAGCGTCCCATCCTGGCAAGGCTCGGAGCCGCACGGACGGACAATGACTTCGCATTCGTTGAAGCGCCTACCTGTCGCAGCCCACAAGAATGTCGTAGCCCAGGCCGTGGCGACGGCTTGAAGTTCTGGACTCGCGCTATCCCAGCCCGAACATGAAGAGCAGCACGGAGTACCGATCGGCACAGTCCAAGGGCATGGAGTACTCGCGGCATCGGCGGGGATCGTCGGAGCGGTCATGCAGTGATCCTCTCACGTCATCGACTCAGTTGACAGTGAAGGCCCGGAACGCGGGGTTCCGGGCCTTCGTGAACTGCTAGATGGAAATGGTGGATGAGGCAGAATCCGTGGGGACCGAAGTGTCGCTGATCGTGATCGTGAACACCCCCGAGTACGGGTAAACATGAACTTCGGTGCCCGATTCGGCGGCACCGGCAGTCGACGTACCGTCGCCCCATGAAATTTCGACAGTCCCTGCCGCCGCGACGTTCGCGTAAACCATGCTTACCGAGAGTCCGGTAGGCGTGATCGAGGTGATTGTCGGCTCGTTCGTGCGGGCCGGGCAGGTGTTCGCATTCGTATCCATCGCCAAACCGTTGCCGGCGAAGTACGTGGTGTGCGAGCCTGCGACAAGCCCGGAGACGATGTCCGACCCTGCGCGCTTGAGTGCCAGGGCACCAATGGACCACAGGGCTTCCGGAATCACGAAAGCCAGCGGGACGGGGCCTGCCACGGAAGTCGTCTTGATCTGCCGAGTATCGGCAGCCCCGACGCCTCCAGCCCAGCAGGTGATAGCCGCGCCTACCTGCTTGAGCATCGAATAGTCGGGGACGGTGATGGTGAGCGTTCCTCCAGCCATGACTGGGCTCCTTAGCTAGCGATGATTTCGGCGGATGTGTATGTGACAGAACTGAAGCCGGTCGGCCGGTAGGTCGCGAAGTAGCTGCCGGCCACATACGTGTGCGTTGCGGTCGTCCCGGACGTCACAACCTCGTCAGCGGTCAGGTCACCCCAGTCGATGACAGCCGGGAGGATCGGAAGCCCGTCATCGCCGAGCGGGAACGTCAGGGTTCGCAGGGTCGCGGCCGTCGCGTCCAACGGCTCAACGATGAGTTCCGGGGTCAGATCCTGGCATCCACAGATACCATCCGGAGGCGGCAAGGTCGTCCAGTGGAAGCGCTTGTGAATGCCGTCCGTGGTTGTCAGCTCTGGGCCGGGAAGTCCTTCATTGGCTCCCGACTCGTTGATGAGAACATTGTACGGCCCCAAGTTCCAGTTGCTCGCGGCCTGCGTGATGCCGGTGATCGTGAAGTCGACGCCGGCATTGCCGATCTCACCGATGTTGATGACGGCCTGCTTCACGTGCGGCAGAAGGCCGTAGCCGTAGATGATGTTGCCTTCTTCGTCGCAGCCGTCTGTGTCCGTGCCGGTCCAGAATTCGAAAGCGAAGTTGGACAGGCTTGGACCGTTGGCTGTGGTATCCCAGCCGACCGCGACAGGCACTACGGCATCGTTGAGAACGATGGGTTCGCCGGTGACGATGTTGAAGAACTCCGGATCGACGTTGCGCATGACGATCGTGACTTCGTACCACCGAAGAATCGGCGGCTTCGGCACGTCGTAGCAGATGTCACCGTTAGCCGTCAGACCTAGAGCGTCCTGACGGTCCTGCTGCACGCGAGCCAGGGTGATCGTGGCAAAGCACGAATTCGTGGCGTACGAGCACGCTGAGTCCTGCGGAACACCGCAGGCGTCCAGGCGCGTAACCCGGATGGCCGGACTACGGACAACTGAATGACATTCAGCGACCATTACTTCACTTCCTTTCGAGGACGGCCGGGCTTACGGGTTACGGGCGTGACGACAACTTCAGGCGTGGCAGGGATGACAGCCGTGGCGTCCACGAGTTCGACATCTTCCACGCCCTGCCGATCCCAGACGGCCACGAACGCCTCATACAGCCATGCCGGAACCTTGAAGCCGATAGTCGGGTCCAAGGTCGTCATGACGTCACGGGGGCTGTCGGCGAGAGCAAGGAGAAGCTTCGCGACATCCTTGACATGCGCCGCCTCCGGGAACACGGTCATGTGAGTCAGCGGCTGATCGTTTACGGCCACAGCACTACCGCCTTCGCGTAGCTCGCACATTCGAACGTGACAACGTATTCGCGTTCGGCGAGGATCATCTGCTGATTCGTCACACGGTCAAGGGTGCCCTCTACCGGGATGACCTGGATCTCGGAGTCCGGGGAGCGCCAGATCGCCGTCTGCCCGGTCGCGTAGATCCAGAACGTGCCATCCGCTGCGGCAGCGCCGGCCGGATCAAGATTGCTGTAGCAGCCAGCACTGACAATCGAACCCATCGGGGTTCGCCAGCGAGTGCCGTCCCAGGTCAGAAGATGCTCCGACATCAGGTCATTGATGACCGCGATGGGCATGTGCAGGTATGCCGGAGGCCCGTACTGCGAGGTGCAGTACATGGCGTTCTCCAGCTCCGAGACAACTTCTATGGCCGTGACGCCGCCGGTGGCGATGATCGTCGCGGCTGGCACGTTGTTCGCAAGGCTCGGTGCCTGCCCGACGTCCCCGCTGGAGAAGACCTGCTCGACGATTGTCTGCTCGACGGACAGCAGTCGTGAGACTGCCATGGCGTTGAATTCGGCCTGCGTGAAACCTACGGATCCACACAGGATCGTCGAGTACACGACGAATGGGACGCCGGTGACGATTTCCAGGCCGTTCGCGAACGTCTTCGTGTCGAGCGCGTCGATGCAGTTGACTTCGTAGCCGACGCCTTCGCCGCAGATCCCGTTGACATACTGGAGACCTCCCATGCGGGCATGGATGGGCAGTTTGAGAGGTCCTACGGCTGCCTGAAGCAGGCCGTAACGCGTTGGCTGGGATGGGGTTGGCTTCGCTTCGAGTAGCACTGGTGCGCCTACTGCGACCATGTGTTCACCTCCTTAATTGATGAGAATTGATGTTGCGTGAGGCCGGGAGCCGTAAAGCTCCCGGCCTCAGACATCAATTACGGGGTGACGTCCGTGCAGGTCACTTCACGCTGAACGCCAGTCGAGCCGTTCGGGCAGATGTTGACCGTGTACACGCGAGACAGCGGGCACATGCGCATTGGCTTGAAGCCGTCCTCCATGAACAACTGAGTCACCTGGTTCTGCGCCAGGTTCGTCGAGTCGTACACCAGTTCGAGGCGGATGACATCCGCCCTGCCCAGCAGCCAGGTTCCAGGGAGGAACAAGGTGAAGTTCACCTCGAACGGCAGGGACAGGATTGGAGTCGCGTTACCTGCCTGGTTCGCGGCCGGCACGGTCCCGGCGATACCGGTCGTCGGGGCAAGGTCAGCCGGGTTGAACGCGTCCAGGTAGCCGTAGACCCACTGCGGCGAGTAGCCACGAGTCGTCAGCATCGAGTCGATGACCGAGTTCGCGAGGTCGTCGCTGACGCGGGCGTTCTGACGCTGATAGTCGGCGCGAAGCTGAGCCCGGAACCAGAACGGCAGGAAGCCCGTGAAGGTCTGGGTCTGCGAGGTGCGCAGATTGTATCGGGCATCCATGACGGCCATCTCGACAGCGGCCATGAACTGCGACAGAACGCTGCCGTCACTGACCCACGGGTCTACGGTGCCGAGGGCTACGACAGTCGAGCCGGCGACGATCTCGTTGATGACCTCACGGTTGACCAGGTGGGCCATGGCCGCAATGGAGCCCTGCACGAACGTCGACACGAATTCTGGGTAGCCACGGTTTTGCAGCAGCGAGCCAGTGAGGCACAGTGCGGCGACGTTGAGGCGGTCATCGACAAATTCGGGGCACGGGATCTCGATACAGGTCTTCGCCGTGTCGGAGATGACCTGTGCCTCGGTGAGGATGTTGTATCCGGTGATCGGCAGCGTGAAGTCGTTACCGAAGAATGAGGAGAAGTCCAGGCCCTGCGTGTGACGCAGGCCGCCGCGACGGATCGCGACCTCAGGCAGGCGCAGGAGCCCGTCCGTGGTGATCGGCGAACAGATCGAGTAGTCAGTCTCTGACGGCGCGCACCAGCCCACGGCAGCGGTGATCGCATCGCCTGCAACGCGGTTGAGGATCTCCTTGTTCTCCGAGTTGCCAAGCTCCATCAGCTTGTTGTACTTGCCCTGATCGGTGTCCGAGGCGAGCAGCACGGCAGAGTCGGTGAAGTCGCGGCGGATCAGTCCGAGAGGGGTCCGGGAGCGGTACTCGCCGCCGGTCCGAGCCATGCCCTGATGTGGCTGCGCCTTCTCTTCGAAGATCGCGGCGAGCTTGCCGTAGTCGATGACGGAGCCCTGAGGTGCGATGGCGGTGTCAGCGCTGGCGATGATCGAGAAGCCCTGCGTCGAACCGGTCGGGATTTCGGCGTTCGGGGAAGTCGCGGCGATCTCAGCGAGCGACGGTGCCTCGACGACGGCATGCTCTGCCGGGGTGACGGTCGCGGCGACTACGGCGGACTCGGTGTTCGCGACCACGGGGGTCGGCGTGGTCTGCGCGACGTCCTTGACCTCGGTATCGGTGCTGGCGACAACTGCCGGAGCCTCGGCGACCGGCACGGCTGGGATGACGGACGCCGCAGTGAAGCGCTTGGCCTTCTCGTCGCGCTCGGTCAGTTCCGCCGTCGACGCGGTCAGGAACTCGTTGATCTCTTCCATGCGGGAGAGCTGCTCGTCGGTGACGGTTTCCGGGGTCGCGGACGCGGTGAGGGTGCCAAGCTCCTCGGTAGCCTTGTTGATGAAGTCATTGATGCCGGCGACCGAGAAGGTCTTGAGGTCATCACGCTTGGGGAACTGCATGGTCTGCTTCCTTGCCTCGAAGTGAATGGGTCTCACGTTCTGGCAGGCTCACAGCTCATCACCGATGCCGATCACTGTAGCAGCACCGTGTCGTCTATGTCGACTATCTGCATCTCTTGGAACGGATGGTATACTTGCGTCATGTCGAAGAAGGAAGTAAAAGATCTAATCAAGGAGCTGCGTGGGCTCAAATGCGACGTCGAACTAGCCGGAGACAACGGTCACTGGAAAGTGACGCGAGAAGGCAAATACCTGGCGACGCTACCGGGGTCCCCGAGTGACATACGAACGCTACGTAATGCCAGACAACTACTGCGACGCAACGGGATACCTGTAGGCAAGAAATGAGAGTACTAGAAGAAGTGTGCGGATTGACCCTGGTCGTCACGGCCACCTACGTCGTCACGAACGGAGTGTTCATGTTCCTCGAATATGTCGATCTCATATAGGAGGCTGTATAGCAGAAGGCCGGAATCATCAATGATTCCGGCCTTTCAACATATCCCCGCAGACATGTCCAGCAGTGATCTTACCTGATCAGCCCCGCTTAGCTGTATAGCCCTTCTGGGCCATCCGTGCCCGTGCCTGACGCTGAAGCCTGGTCGCCTCGGAGTCTGAGGAGACTGTCGCTGTCGTGCCGTCAGCGAGGCTGATGCGCCATGTCCGGGCCTTGCCGCTGATCAGGTCGCGGGCTGCTTGAGCGCGTTGACCGCATGAACTGCATCCCATGATCACTTACCTCCTGTGATTGCTCGGATGTTCGCGAGCCTCCGAGCCCGCCGCGTTGACTTGATCTTCTCGAAGTCCGCACTGACCTTGTTGAACCGGCTCACGGCCTCGCTGCGATCTGGCTCTCCAGCCACATCCGCGACAACCGAGTCTTCCCGTTCCGCCTTGCCATCTGGACAACCGCAGCCCGGATCGGAGTCGTCGACAGCCCACGAACCTGCTGCCATGATGCAATCAGGATCTCCTGCGGCATTGAGAGCGACGATCGGGAATCCAGGGGTGTTGACGGCAAGAGCCGCAACGAGTTCCAAATTTCCGTTGATCCGTCGCCAGTCTCCACTGATCGGACTTCTGCGAAGTTCAGCGACATCCATCTCAGACGCATTGGGGACGACGGCTCCGGCAAGCTGACCTCCGAACATGTCCTCATGGACGGAGACTGCGGCGACAACAGATCCGGTGTTGTCGTAGTGATCGGCTGCGGGAATCCATCCCAGCCGTGTCGATGCATGACCGGTGCCCTTCGTGATCTTCCCGACCTTCACGGACCTTCCGGAAGCCGTGAGGACAGTGCCGTTCGTGAAGTAACGATAGCTGGCTGCCGTGCGAGGCGGGACGACACAACGATCCCCGATGCCCTGATGGCAGGTGCCCCACAGCCATGCATGCCCGCTGACACGGCCGTCTGCGGTGATCGTGAGAGGCGTAGGGCCTGGAAGTGTCTGCGCTTCAAACCATTCATCAGGCGGAGCTATAGGGAATCCTGCGGCGGTGAGAGCCTCGGGATCGTCGAGTCGAGCCCGAAGGGCGGACACAACCTCGGTGATCACCGACAGGTCAGCTTCCGGCACGGGAAGCCCGGCAGCCCCGGATGCGATGATCTGCGATGTCGTGATCACGGCAGCCGGAACGATCCGGATCTGACCGTCGACAATGTCAGCGATCGGCATGCGGTACGAGTTTCGCTGCTCAGGGGCTGCCGGGTCATGCCACAGGAATCCGCGCCCGTAGGCACGGATGTCGCCGTCGCTGGCATCCCAGAGGCGCTGGGATGCGGCCTTCGCCTGCCACTGATAGCTGGAGTCGGCAACGCCGATCTCCATCCAGCCGTTCGTGCGCACGGAGGCTGTGATCAGGGCGTCAAGCTCATGTAGTTCCATGTCATCCTCCCCGGACGCGTTCAGGACCTGCTCTTCATCGTTGCCACCACGAAGCCACGGCGGAATAGTTCTCGGATCCCCGTACTGCTTGCGCAACACTTCGTAGATGCCGGTGATGACCCGCTTCAGGGCCAGCTTCTCCTTCTCATCGACAACACCTTCAAGGCCGCCATGGGCTCCGGAAAGAATGGTCGCCGCCATGAAGATAGCCCGGGGTACCATGATGGGCTTGCCGTTGGCGATGTCCCCGATCGGCAGACGATACGAGTTGCGGTTGTTGGCAGGCTCGGAAGCATTCCTCCATAGGAACATGGAGTTGAACTTGTTGACATCTCCGTGAGCCCACTGCTGAATGCGAGCGATGGCATCGTCGGCGTCAAATTCCGTCTTCCGGGCTGCGATCGGAAGACGCTTCCATGAGTTCGCGTTGACGGTCATCTCAGCCTCTCCTCAAACGTGCACGGCAACGACACGCGATGACGTTGCTTGGACTTCCTGATGGATCTCCGGGAGCCATCAGAGCTTCCCCGCCGACGATGAACGGCTGGGACACAGGACGAACCTGACCATCGGCGTCCTCGTGAGCGAGTCGAACCCGCGAATCGTCCCTGCTGTCCCAGGCCTTCAGGATCGGAATGCGAAGTTGCTGTTGTACGCTCAGGCCGTGAGCGATGATCCCGAAGTTATACGCTCGGTTCACTTCTGTGACGGCGATCGTGCGTGCCCGTGCTGGCCAATTTTCGGAGCCTGTGCCGTCAAGCACCGAACGAACGGCCTCTGCCTGACCTGCCACATCTTTGCCTTCAGCTACAGCCTTGTTCAGCGCGTTCCCGATATCGCGGTAGACTTCATCGCCGATCCGAACAAGCATGTTCCTTGTCCTGGCCAACTGTTCTTGGACGAAAGGATTGCCAGGGGAGAATGGGTTAGAGGTCCCGAGGTCGCGGTTGCCCTGGTCCCATCCGAGCCGTGCGATCTCGGCAAGGTCGGGCATCAGGTTGTCGACGACCTCAGTCCAGCTAGGGAGCACGGACCACAATGCCTCGATGTTCGGGGCAATGCCGAAGCGCACGAAGCCGGCAAGCACTGCTGCGGCGACCGATGCAAGCCAGGCAGTGAGGGCGGCGAGGACTGTCGCTGCGAAGGCTGCTTCTACTGCCGTGAGTGATGGCCCTGCCGGCGGTTCTTCCTGAACGTCGGGATACGTCACAGCAGCCCCGCAGAGTCCAAGAATGCCGCCAGCAGGGTCTGGTTGTGTTCCAGGCCTGACGTGAGTAGGCCCTTCGCGTACCGGTCGAGTTCCCTGGTCATCACCGACGCTTCGATGTGCGAGCCTTCAAAGATCGCCGGGACATGCTCCCAGGCGTCCTTGAGAAGCGTATTCGCGTGATCGTTACTGGCAACCAGGGACTTCGTGTGCAGCTTGTATGCCGGGACGTCCATCCACATGCCTCGGGTAGTCGCGGTCAGCAGGCGCTTGCCGGCAAGTTCGAGAGCACGGCGCACTACGGCATCAGCGGCTGCGAGGATCCCCGAAGGTCTCGCCGTCAGTGAGGCAATCAGGTCGGAGTCCGAATCTGCGGCGTCAGGCTGTGCCCCGATGGCCGGCGAAGACATGACCCTTCCGGGCGCTGGAGGTGCTGCCGGGCCAGGATTGGCAAGATCAGTGCCGACCTGCACGTCAGGCAGGAAGTCGGGAATGTCGATGCCCAGGAACTTGCGCACCGATTCGAGCTGGAAGAGCGTCGGATCCCGTTCGACAATGGTACGCAGGAAGCGCTGATTGCGTTCCTCCTGGCTCATCGCGTCAGATTCGTGGAATGCCCCGGCGACCCGGACTGCGGAGTCGGAGACGATCCCGAGAACATTGAGATCCTTGGCATCGACAAGGCGATTGGCCGAATTGGCCAATGGCGCAGTGTCGTACCAGAACATGTACCGGCTGGGATCCTTGCCCATCTTACGCAATGCCGGATGTAGGTATGAGGTCGTAAGTGCATCACAGATGCGGATCATCAAAGGCGCGATCGTCTTGATGATGAACTCTTCGTTCGCCCACCAGATGGACCAGTGGTTCATCTCCCTGCCGCCGAGCTGAATCTCCATCGGCACATTCAGGCCGACAGCGATCGTCTCCCGCAGTTCCTTGCGCAGGTCGATGGCCTGGCTTGACAGCACGGATTCGAAGACGATCGGCTCAATGTTCGCCATCGCCGCGAGGGCCTCAGACTCCATCGGCATCAGAATCGGCGCGATCATCGCAGCCGTGCCAGCGCCTTGAAGATTGGAGGTGATCGCCTCGTACAGCTGCTGAAGCACTCCTTCCCAGCCCCCCGCGTACTTGTCGGTCTTCGGGAAGTCGACAGCGGCAGGGACGGGGAGGAGGCTCGCTGAGGCCAGGCGGCTGACAAGCTGAGAAGATAGGAAGCGAACAAGTTCCTGCTGCTGGCGTAGCGGAACAAGGATGCCACGGGTCGGGGAATCGGCACGGAACATCAGCTGCGGATGCGGCGTCCAGACCCTGATGACCATGTTCCGGCGAAGATTCAGCTCCTCATACTTGCCGTTGCCGACAGCGATGGAGACGACATCGTCTCCGACCTTGCGAATCTCATTCGGGGCGACCGTATACCATTTGTCCCTGCCGCGAACACCTGTCGACTGGCCGATCAGATATGTCTCGCCGGCAACAGTCAGCGACACCCCGAGGGCGCGGAGAATCTCAGCCTTGGCACCCGGGCCTCCGAATAGCGAGGACGACAGCGCCCCGACAGCCGGATCGGAAGTGTCAGCCTCCTTGCCTTCCCTGTCGGTGCTCGGCGCGCCGACTTCTCCTTGAGGCTGGCCGTATTCATCGACTTCGCAGACATACAGGCGTATCAGGGAGCATGCGGCACCGATGTAGTCGGCGGTGTTATGCAATTCGGGAGTGTTGTTGTAGAAGTGCCAGGCGTCGCCTTGCCAGGTTCCATCGCCGAACTGGTTGAGCTGCCAGCCGGCTTCGCTGGCAAGGACCTGCACGGCCGACCCGATGACGCTCGATTCCGTGATTGCCGGAATGTCTGCGACTTTGGCCCGGCTTCGCTTACCCAATGCCATCAGTTGTCGTCCGATCCCAGAAGCCTGCTTGCGGCATAGGAGGTGGCCAGGGTCAGGGGCAGTAGGAGTATTGAGGCGATCCGCCAGTCGAGTTCGGCAAGCCAGATGGATGCCCCCAATGCCCACATGTTCCAGAACAGGCCAGTCCAGAAGGTGTTACACCAGTCGCACATGGTCAGCATGTAGCTGATCTTCGACTGCGGCGCGCGACCGAAATGCTTCTCAACAAAGCCCCGATAGGAGTCCCCGATGAGGTCGGTCGTCGCGAATCGAGTCGTCCTGGCCGTGGCGAGGACGACAACGATCATCCCTAAGGCGACTAGGAAGACATGGTTGACCATGTGGTTAGGTTAGCATCGAAAGATCGCCGATGATATCTCACTGGTACGGGTCCCAGGAATAGTTGAGCGGCATGTCAATGCTGGAGATGACCCTCGCCGCCGTTTTCTCATGCTCCATGAGATGCCGGCAAGCGTGGACGAGGGCATCAAGCCTGTCGGGACTGTTGTGCTTAGCGCCAGGAAGCAGTGGATCGAAGGTCAGCATCTGCGATTCAAGCTTCTCGAAACGATCCGTGTGATGCACTTTTCCTTGCTCGTATCGCATCGCTACCGGCTCGGCGCGCAGCTTCTTGCCGACCGTCGAGAACACTCCGCGTATCGGCGCAGTCGTATGATCAGGGAACAGCCCCTGCTTCTGTAGCTCCTTGTACGCGTCTTTGAAGACCTGCTCCATCCACGCCTTGCCGAGATTGTTCTCATAGACGAGCACGTCGGCGCTGTGGCGGATGAAGACTTTCCAGGCGTGGATGGCGGCATCGCGGCCGGCGACTTTCATTGTCGCGTCTTCAAGGACATACAGGTGATCATCGGTCTGCTTGCCGACTACGACAACACCACATTCGTCACCGTCATCGTCTCCGGTAAGTCCGGGGTCCACGCCGACGACCTTGAATGACAGCTCTTCGAGTTCGCGCAATGTCAGTGATCGTCGGTGACGCTCAATCGACTCGTAGGTGAACAGGATGCCGTCACCTTTGTCGAGCATCTCCCCGAAGAGTTCCTGACGTCCGAGGCTCGTGCCCTCATACTTCTTGAATAGCTGCCGAATGACCTGCATGGACAGGTTGAGGATGTTCTCGAAGGTCGATCCTCGAACGGTGAGAACGGTGCCGTCGTCGGTGGCGAGCCATTCCTTGAGTAGGGCTATCGGCTTCGGAGTGGTGGTGACGAAAGCGCGTGGATGATCGTCGTCGAGGTCGGATCGCAGCGATGGGAGGATGCCCTCGTACCAGGCTTCGTAGGGGTTCTTCCATTTCGCGATCTCGTCGGCCCACAGGCTTGCGAGGTTGTATCCTCTGCCGACGTCCGCGCCGTCAGCACCTTCGAAGAAGATCTTGACGCCGGTTTCCAGGATCGTGATGCGCGGCTTCGGAGACCTGACGTACAGGTAGTCGACGTTCTTCTTGAGCCCCTTGCGCTCAAGTACGCGCAGGATCCCGGCTGGCCCTTCCGCGCAGACGATCTGAGCATCCGACAACGTCTCTGCGATGACAAGGTGTTCGGTCGGGAAGCCGGACAGGTCATAGGGGATGTTCAGTGCCCGCTCGACGATCCACTCGCTGCCGGCTTTCGTCTTCCCGAATCCCCGGCCGGCGAGGGCCAGGTAGATCATCCACCGTCCGGGAGGCGGAAGCTGCTTGGGTCTGGCTACATACCACCATTCGTCGCGGGCCATCTCGATCAGCGTGTTCTCGTCGACTCCGCGCAGCCAGGCTTCACGGTCGGCAGCGGGGAGCAGGGCGAGCCGGGTCTTCAGGGACTGCGTGGGGAGCCACTGCTGCTGGACGTCTCGGGGCATGGCGTGGAAGTAGTCGAGGAGTGTCTGCCCTTCTCGCGGAATGAGGTTCATGATCACACTGTATCAACTTAATCGATGAAGTGGAACACCAGAGAAAGAGTTGCACTGTTGCGAATCCTGGGTTATGGTTGCCGAGCACTCCTGGTGCGCAGCCTCGCTGGTACATCAACTGACTCATAATCGGTATCGACCCCAGCTTGGCAAGCTTGAACTCAGGAACTGCTTGAACTCCCTGCTGTCAGCATATAAATCGGGTAGCTCCCGAGTGCTGCAAGGGATCAGGTAGCTCCTGATTCCCGATAGCAGGGAGTTCTTCTATGCCCGAAAGGCCCTACCACCAAGAGCACAAGTCATACGGACCTCAAGCGAAGTTGACTCCAGAGATCATCAAGGTGATGCGGGAGCGTCACATCGTTGGAGGCATCTCGCAGCGAACCCTGGCCCGCCAGTACGGCGTTAATCAGTCGACGATCTCCAGGGCGCTCAGCAATCAGACTTACCAGCCATTTGAGGAACTCTGATGCCGGGAGTAACGACGCCACCTTCAGGTCATCCGTGGAGGGACGAGGAGTACGGCTTCAGTCACCGACGCAAGCCGACCTTGACGCTCGCTGAGGTCGACGCGATCAAGGAGGCGTGGGCTACGGGAAAGTTCACGAAGTCGCGCCTGGCTCGCATCTACGACGTCACCTCGAACATCATCACCAGGGTCATCAACGGCCAGTACAGCCACTACAGGGAGATCTGATGTCCAAGCTCAACAAGCAGTCGCAGAAGCAGGGCGTACCGCTTCAGGCGTTCACGAAGACGACAGGCAAGTCTCCGATCAAGGTGACGAACAAGCGGGTCGCGAACTTCGAAGGCTCGGATGCCAGCATGTACGGCAAGAAGTCCCGGCTGATGCTGCTGGCAATGAACACGTACTCCGGCGAGGACACGTACTACGTGAAGGCCGCTGACCGGGATAAGGAACTGAAGGACCTGGCGGTCAAGGTTGGCGTCGCGGATCCGGACTGGATGAGGCGATTCCTTCCGTGGCTGCGCAGTACGGCGAACATTCGGACGTCGGCGATCACGATGGCCGTGGATGTCGCGATGGCGTGGAGGGACCCGAGGGTTGGCATCGAGGGTGGCCGCGCCCTCGTCAACTCCGTGCTCCAGCGTGCCGATGAGCCCGGCGAGGCCCTGGCGTACGCGATGAGCTACGGCCGTAATGTTCCGAAGCCGGTCAAGCGTGGCATCGCTGACGCCGCAAGGCGCATGTACAGCGAGTTCACGCTGCTGAAGTGGGACAAGGATAGCGCTGCCGTTCGGTTCGGTGACGTTCTGGAGATCACGCACCCGCAGCCGGCAACCCCGGAGCAGGTTCACCTGTTCAAGTACGCCATCGACATCCGGCACAACCGGAACTTCGGTGACCGGAACTTCTACATGACATTGCCGATGATCGCCGAACGTCAGCGGCGCATGGACATGTGGGCTTCCGGGCAGATCATGAAGTCGCTGATGCCTGCGCACATGAAGTCCGCCGGAATCTCCTGGGAGTTCGCGCTATCCCAGCTCGGCTCGAAGATGGACAAGGCGAAGCTATGGGAGGCCCTGATCCCAAACATGGGCTACATGGCCCTGATTCGTAACCTTCGCAACTTCGAGCAGGCCGGGATCAGCGATAAGGCGATCGAGGAGGTTTCGAACCGGCTCAGCGATCCCGGGGAGGTCGCGAAGTCCAAGCAGTTCCCGATGCGCTTCCTGTCGGCGTACCGTGCCATCAACGGTGATGCCTTCCGGTACCCGCTGGAGCAGGCGCTTCAGCAGTCGCTGAACAACATTCCGCGCCTTCCGGGCTCGACACTGATCCTCATCGACACGTCAGGTTCGATGAACGGCCAGATGTCAGACAAGTCGGGCCTTAAGCGCTGGGATGCGGCGGTGATCTTCGGATTGGCTCTGGCTGCACGCTGTGACGATGCTCAGGTTGTCAGCTTCTCCGATGCCCAGATCGGCTACTCGCACTGGTCGGGCAGGTCTACGAGCGGCACGCCTTCCAAGGTGTTTCCTGCCGTCAAGGGGGAGACGCTCCTTCGGGGGATCGAGCGCTGGGACAAGCAGGGCTTCTTCCTTGGTGCCGGCACGGACACTGCGGGGGCGGTGAACAGGCACTTCGGAGGGCATCGACGGATCATCATCCTGACTGACGAGGAGGCGCAGACCGGCAACCCGTACGCGCAGGTCCCGGCCTCAGTGGTCAAGGTCGACGTGAACCTTGCCGGCTACGGGCACTCTCACGCGCCTGCTTCCACGCCGAACCTGATCAAGCTGGCCGGGTTGACGGACTCGATGTTCACGATGATTCCGTGGCTTGAGGCTGGCCTCGACGAGTCGTGGCCGTTCTGATCTAGGATAGTCGGGGAACGGACTTGACGCCGGTTCTCAACTATGGCATGCTTTCCATGTCGACGAGGTGGCCGACGGAGACCGGAGCCCCGGTTCCGGTCTCACAAATTCTTTGACAAGTGAATATGAGATCGTCAGGTGCGACAGGATGCGCCTCCTTCATTGATGGTTCAACTCCACCGGACGCAGGTAAAAGTGCGTCCTAGCTCAACGGGCAGAGCAAAGCTCATCCGCAAGGATGTGACAAGGCGAATCCGCTGTGAACTCTGACGATCTCAAACTTCGAAGATTGCCTGGTGCGACGCCTAAGACGGTTACTTCACAGATGACGGCTGACCTTGTGGCATGAGGTCGTCTCAGGGTGGAAGCCCCTGAGTGACGAATAGCAGTCCAGCAATGGACGTCCGATTCGTTGTGGTGGATCAAAGACGCGGCTGAGCCAACCTCCGTCCGGCAACCTGAACTCAGGCAATCCTCAAAGGTCGTGCGGTAAGCGTCTCCTCGATCTTTGATCGGTTGGACTCAAGCCATCCGACGCGAACATTACAATAAATGCACAATAGTGCCCTCACGCACTTGCCGCAGCTTCGCTTGCCTGGACAGCACGAATGATCGTGATCAACGCAGAGTCGACGACCCTTGTTAACTCTACGGCAGATCGCGCACACTCCCCCCTGTTGCACAAGGAGGAGTTCGTACTGATCCAGGGTCATGTTGTAGTTGTGCTTGAGGTTGTGGCCATGCTGCAACCGAGAGGTGTAGTCAGGATTTCTTGCCCGATAGTCTTTGATGTAGGAGCTTTTGCAGTCGAGGCATCGACTTCCGATGCCAGACCTCGCCTGCTTCGACTTAACGAACCTGTCAAGGGGCTTGTCTTCCAGGCAGCCTTTACATTGCTTCATGGTTACATGCTACATTAGCTGTAAGCACTTCGACTTCCCGGTGCGCAGGGATCGGCTACTTCTCCTTCCAAGAGGGTGACGTCAGTTCGAATCTGACTCTCAGCTCTCAAGCCGAGATCGTCTAGCGGCCTAGGACCCCTTGTTATCCGGACCCGTTTAGAACTCGGGAAGTCTCATGGGCATACGTAGTTCAAAGGGCAGAACACTCAGAGAAAACTGAGGATCTGGGTTCGAATCCCAGCGTGTCTACAATGCCGATGTCTGGTGCGAGATCCTCGAATCCTTCTAGATTTCTAGAATCCCGAAACGCACGGCACATAACCGTGAAGGTTGGGGGTAAAGCGGGGATCAACTTGAACTCAGACATCACAAACTTTGCCTGGTGCGATGCTTCACGGATACTTCAGATCACCAGCCTTCGGGCACCTTTCGGGAATTGATCCTCCCAAACCGTGGACACCCTGAACTCAGGCGTCACAAACTTCGCTAGGTGCGTAGTCATCGGATACATCGAGTCCTCGCAGGTTCAAATCCTGTCGCCATAGCTTCAAGATGGTGTGCCAGAGTGGCCTAATGGAGCTGCGGTAAAACGTGGCAGGACACAAGCCGCCGATGACGACTTGAACTCTAGCGATCAACTTCTGTCAGGTGCGCAGTCCTCGCATACTTCATAGGGACCGTAGGTACCAGGTTCAATTCCTGGCTTCCCGAACACTTCGGGAATGTAGCTCACCGGCAGAGCAGCGGTAATAGCAGCGAAGACGACTTGAACTCTGACAGTTCAATAGCTCCATCAGGTGCGATAGGGCTCGGATACTTCATTGGCGAAAACGCCGAACCCACTTAGATCTCTGATGGTTGCACGTTCGATAAGGTGTGCAGATTTCGCTTACTCCATGTTAGGGGGCTTGTCGCAGGTTCGATTCCTGCCGGCATCTTCGGATGCCGTAGCTCAGTCGGCAGAGCGGCCAAAATTCGCGAGATCACCTTGAACTCTTATCGAACTCAATACCTGGTGCAGGGATGAGAGGCGTACCTTTCCGCTTCGCAAGGACACCCAGGGGGACCGTGGACTTCGTAGATCTACGCGATGACGCCTTGCGAGGGCTCATCGGGATCACCGACATGGTGAGTGATCAGTGCTCTGAACACTCTGAGGTCGGCGAGGGAAACCTAGGTCAAGAGCACGCTGCCCGTCGTGACCGGGCTGCGGATGCCTGGCCCTACCGCGATGATGTCCTGCATCCCTGCACCACCTTGGCTCCCGTAGCTCAACTGGCAGAGCATCCCTGGCGCGCGGGGAGGCTGGGAGTTCAAATCTCCTCGGGAGCCCTAAGCCTTCGTAGCTCAGTGGGTAGAGCAGCGCACTCTTAATGCGCGGGTCCCTGGTTCGAGCCCAGGTGAGGGCACCAGCGTAATGGGTTGCCTGACGGCAGGTCTTACGTGAGCGGTGGTCAGTGGGAATTCGTACGCCTGGCTGGCCGCTGCGGCAATGACTCGTAGCTCAGATGGCAGAGCGCTGGATTGTTAATCCGGTAGTCGCAGGTTCGAGTCCTGCCGGGTCAGCTCGGGGGTCATAGCTCAATGGTAGAGCGGCGCAGGTTGTGGGTTCGAATCCCACTGACTCCACTCCAAGGCGAAAGGAAAGTCATGGAACGCAACGACGAGCTGATTGATAAGGTTCTCCACTACATCGAAAATCATCCGGACGAGTGGGATCAGGAAACCTGGTTCTGCGGCACTACGGCATGCTTTGCCGGCAGGGCGCTACTCATGTCAGGGTTCGAGATCGTCGATACGGCGCTCCTTCGCGAGAAGATCAAGGGTCACGAGGATTACGGCTGGCTTGACGACTTCGAGATGATCGACGAGGCCGGGAATCTCGTGCGCGAATACACGACCAGGGCCGCAGAACGTCTCGGATTGAACTGGGACGACGCGATCATGCTGTTCAACGGTCGCAATGACCTCGAAGATCTGCGTGCGATCATCGCGGACATCCGAGCGGAGTCCTGATCATGGAGTTCATGGAAGCGCTCGGATGGCATGTGGTCGGGCATATCGATGCACTTCAGGATGGCCTGGATGATCAGGGCTGGCCGATCAACTGCTGCCCGATCTGCTGTGGCCCGTGTCATGCACTGAACGCCATGATCGACGATCCGATCATGCTGAACCAACTGTCGGAGATCATCAAGCTGACGGGCTGGGCTACGGGCGGCTGGGACTTCTGGTCCGAGATCGATGACATGCTGCGCGTCGGAGACATCAAGGCGATGTGGTTTAACGAGGATGGCAGTCACAAGGCCGTCTGTTCCTCGGAGAACGGCGTCGACACTTCTCGCGAGTTCCATGCCCTGGTCATGGAAGATCTGGCAAGGCTGGAGAAGGAGCTATGAAACCCACCTGGCTACTCGACATCGACGGCGTCCTGAATCCCGTGGGCAAGAAGCCGCCGAAGTATGTCCACAAGGAGTGGGTGTGCGCGGACGTAACGGACCCTCAGGCGGGGCGTTCCTGGCCAATCAAGGTCGCGGTGCCGGTCATCGAGTTCATCAACATGATCCATCACCAGAACTACGCCAACATCATCTGGCATACGACCTGGCAGCATGGAGCCGATGATGTCGCGAGAGCTGTCGGACTATCAGAGGGCCTACCAGTCCTTGATGCCCCAGAGTTCGCCGCCTGGAACCACCGCACGGCTGTCGGATGGTGGAAGACGGCACCGGTTCAGCGACATCTGAACTTGACGACGACTCCTACCCTGTGGACTGATGACGACCTGGAGGATGAGACCTGGTCAGTGAAACTCCGCGCCCCGAACATCATCAAGGTCATTGCCCCGGATCAGTTCACCGGTTTGACGCCTAAGCACCTGAAGGAGATCTTCGCCTTCCTGACCCAATCGCACATCCCCGAAGAAGGAAGTTCATGAATAGACTGTTCGTCGCTACTGGCATTGCAGTCGGCCTCGCTCTCACGGCTTGCACTGGGGCCCCGGGCGTGCAGGGGACGGTGACAGAGAAGGAAGTCGAGACTTCGTACCGCAATAAGAAGCTGGAGACATGCTACGAGTTGGAGATCCTGGATACTCGGGGTGTCGAGCATGACTTCTGCGTGACGAAGGAGTTGTATGACAAGTACGAGGTCGGCGACCAGTATCCGAGAGGCTGATCATGGGTAAGGTGTACATCCTGATCGGCGTGCTGTCGACGCTAACAGTGACTGCGGGGGTCTGGGCCGTCATGGCCCGTATCGCTATCCCGATGTTCCGGGGACGCAAGAAGAACAGGAAGATCAGCAAGTGAATCGACGAGCGAAGATCATCATCAGTGCCGGCCTCGCAGCCAGCATGCTTTTCCTGACCGGCTGTGCCGAGATCGCCGCGCCGGACGCGATCGGCCTGTACTACATGGAAGGACAGTCGGACGGGTACGAGTTCGGCGAATGCATCATGCCCGGCAAGACCGGCGATGCCGTCTGGAACAACAGCGTCGTCTACCTGCCAGTCTCGAAGCGGGACTGGCTCATCGACGACGTGGAAGGCGCGGATGACAAGGAGCCGTTGATCGTGTCAGCGGCACCGCAGGAAAACCAGCCTTCAGGGGTTCAGGTTCGCCTGTCCGTCCAAGCGAACTTCATGCTGAATACGTTCTGCGACGCTGACGGCGGTATCGTCAGGGACTTCTGGGAGAAGATCGGACGCCGTTACGGCGCTGACACTTCAGACGGCCGGGATGAGATGCTTCGTAAGGTCTTCAGTCCGACGCTGAAGGCGATCGCGAAGAACGAGGTCCGCAAGTTCAATGCCGACGATCTGATCGCAAACAAGGACAATATTCAGGAAGCGGTCCTGAAGGCGATCGCGGCAGAGTTCAGCACGGAAGTGAACCGGCTTGCCGGCGGTCCGTTCTTCTGCGGCCCCGACTTCAATCCGGCATCGTCGGACTGTTCGCAGATTCAGTTGCAGATGATCTCCATGGAGTACGGGGATCCGGGCATCCAGGCGGCGCGTAACGAGAAGCAGAAGGCTATCGAACTGGCTGCCGCGAAGCTCGCGACCGCTGAAGGTGAAGCGAAGGCGATGATCGCGAAGGCTCAGGGTGAAGCTGAGGCCGCGCGGGCGCTGAACACGCTGTACAACACTGACGGCTGGGTGAAGATTCAGCAGCAGATCGAGGCCGGTAGGGCACTCATCGAAGCGTGCAAGGCAGCGAAGGAGTGCCGGCTCATCGTCGGCACTGACGGCTCGCTGATCATGGCGTCATGACAACTCTGCGTACCTACACCGTCGTATTCATAGACCGGCAGCTTGAGGACAACTCGCAGACATTCCTGTCTGTCCCGTGCTACGGCATGGACATCTGGCTGGCCGAAGGCTTCTGGGAACTTCGGTTCGTCAACCCTCAGCCCGACGACGAAGGCATGACGACAGTCTTCCTGAAGGTTCGGGAGCATGACCTGAGGCAGGTTGTCGGAATCACCAAAGCTGAACCTAAGGTAGACTGACGACACACCACGTCCGAGACTCCGGTCGAGCGCAGCGCCAGGCTTCATTGAAGCCTGGCGCTCTTTGCGTATAGCATCATCAACTATGGCGATCGTGACACTTGATGTAACCGGGCAGATCCTGCATCCTGACCTGACCCCGGCCACCGGGACTGTGTCATTTCAGATCCCCATCGACCTCAACGATGTCGTCGCGAACGTGACATACACGCCCGCGACCTTCACGGAGACTCTCGACGCGTTCGGGAACTTCACGTTCACGGGACTCATCGCCACCGACTCCCCCGATCTTGCCGAATCCGGGGCGTGGATGTATCGGGTGCATGTCCTCACTGACGCCTACGCCGAGTCTTTCAGCACGTCCCTGCCGATGGCCCTGGGGCCAGTCGCGCAGTTCGCGGATCTGATCCCGGCCACCACCGAGCCGTGCACGGATGACGGCACGCCTTGCGCGACTGTCGCGCAGTTCGCTGACCTTCAGGCTCAGATCGATGCTATCGGGGCAGCCGGCGTGACTTCGGTGAACGGTGAAGTCGGCGTCGTCATCCTTGACGCCGCAGATGTCGGGGCCGACCCTGCCGGCAGTGCCGCTGCCGCACAGGCTGCCGCGATCGCCTCGTCTCTACAGAAGGCCGCGAATCTGTCCGATGTCGCGAATGTCGCGGCGTCACGCACCAACCTGGGTCTCGGTGGTGCGGCAGTTCTGAACGTCGGGGCTATCGCGGGAACTGTCGCGGCTGGCGACGATCCCCGCTTCCCTACTTCGACTCCGCTGCTGGCCGCGAACGATCTCAGTGATCTGGCGAACGCTGCGGCAGCACGGGCGAACCTGGGGCTCAGCAACGTCGACAACACCTCGGATGCGAACAAGCCTGTCTCTACGGCGACGCAGACGGCCTTGAATCTGAAAGCTGACGACAATCTGGTTGTGCATCTTGCCGGCGTGGAGTCGATCACCGGGGTCAAGACGTTCACGGCCGATCCGGTTTTCAATGCCGGCGGCATCGCGCAGGCGTCGGTGGCGAACTTGACGTCGGATCTGGCGTTGAAGGCTGACGAGTCGATCACGTTGACTGCCGGCGTCGGTTTGACGGGTGGCGGCGATCTTTCGGCGAACCGGACCTTCGACGCCGATCTTGGCACGACTGCGACGACTTTGGCTGAAGGTCGAGCACCGTGGTTCATGAACTCGCCGTTGCCGATTTCTGGCAGGTACATCTATACGACGTATGGGGCTACGGGAACTGTCGTGCCCGCCCTGGACTCCGCACGGTATACGCCATTCGCGGTCTGGCGCGGATTCACAGCCACGTCTATCGCCGTCGAGGTGACGACCCTCCAGGCAACCAGTGTTGTGCGACTCGGCCTGTATTCGGATCTCAATGGACTCCCGGATGCTTTGATCACAGACTTCGGTACGGTCAGCGCGGCCAGCACGGGCGTGAAGACGATCAGTCCAGGGGGTGGCATTGTCTTCGCTGATCGTACGATGTACTGGCTGGTCGCGGTCGTTCAGGTCGCTGGCGGTACTACTGCTCTGCGGACCGCGAACTACCACGATCCGATGATCTTGCCGTCAAGCGACGGGGTGACGAACGCGTCGATCAACTCCTACGTCCAGGCAGGTGTGTCAGGAGCGCTCGGAACGCCGGCAGTTCCCGGCGATGCTTCAGGTGGTCCGAGGTTCATGCTGCTGATTGCCTAGTCGAGAATCTTCCCGCATTTGCGGCACATCTCGAACTTCTTGCCAAATATGAAGCTCGGGCGCTTCGTGGGTTCATGCGGGCAGTCGGTCACCAGCTCGTATGTCGCGGCGAAGATGTCGCCTCGGCAGGGGTAGTGCTCGCCCTGGACGCCGCGAATGACGTAGTCACCAGCGCTGACCTTCATCGCGCCTTCGAGCGTCTGAATGGAGATATGATGATTGGCGTCTGTCGCTGGCGAGTTGCAGTGGGCGGGCTCTGGGGTGTCGCACCGATAGGTGGCGGTGCCTCCGCCGGCCACGACCCAGTCGATGATCGGCGTGGCGTTGATCGCGGTGCCGTCCCACTCCATGGCATCGACGACGACGGGCTTCTTGCGGTACTGCTGGACGGTGCTCATGTGCGTGCTCCTCGGGCAGTCGTCGATGCGGTCGAAGGTCTTCCGTAGAAGTGAGTCTTCGCGTAGCTGGTCATAGATGTGACCCGGAAGGGTGAGCCTGGCGGGCATCGGTGCATCCTGTTTGGAACTGGTACTTGGATCCGAGCGCCGGGTGGCCGTAGGGCCTCAGGGCGGGCGAGGACAGCTTGTGCAGGATGAGCTGGCAGACCTTCATCCCGGCTTTCAGTGCTACGGGATGCGGTCCGACGTTGACGAACTCCAGGGTGATGGTGCCTTTGAAGCCTGGGTCGATGAAGCCGGCGGTTACGTGTACGAGGATGCCTTGGCGTCCGAGTGTGCTTTTGCCGTCGACTTGCCCGGACAGCCAGTTCGGGATTTCGACGTATTCGAGGGTTGTGCCGAGCAGGAATTGTCCGGGGTTCAAGAACATGAAGCTGGACGTTCTTTCCCATTTTTCGGGGCCTGCGGTGCTGAAGCGAATGTTCCCGGTTTCAGGATTTCGGGGTGCCGGGTCGCACTTGGTCCAGCCGATCCACTCATTGCCGAGCCTCAGGTCGATGCTGGCGGGCTGGAAGCAGTCGTCGGCAGGTTCGGGCACCACGCGTAAAGGATCACGGTGGCGTTGATTTGGTGGCATCTTTGCAGGTGTCATGGCTAGCCGGATGTCACGATCAGACAGCATCGTCATCGAACCACTCCCAGACGATCTTGATCATCTCGTCAGCGTCAGCCCACTGCTCCGTGGCCATTAGTGCTCCGTAGAAATCCGGCCAGTCCGCGATCGAAACATCCCCGCCATCGCGGACAACCGTCACCCTGATCATGCCGACTTCCGATACATCTCGTCGATCAGGCCATCGGCCATGCTGAATCCGACTCCGCAGTGCCGGCAGCGGAAGCCTTGAAGATCGCATTCGGTGAGGTCCTGGAATACCCACTGATGCCGGCATCCGTGCTGCTTCCAGATGACCTTGATGACGTCTGGATTCTGGAAGTACGAGTCTTCGATCAGCCACTTCGATGCCCTGTGGTGATCTTCGAACCTCCTGATCGACGAGGTCTCAATGCCGTCCTTGCGCCGGACGATCTGAATCTCGATCATCGATTCACCCGGTTCCTGTATGCCGCATCGAGGTTCCCTGAGGTGACCGTCGTCGTCGCTGGGCAGTTATCGCACTTGAACACCCATGGATCGCGGGAGCCGGCATCGATGTCTTCGTCCCAGTCATGCGTGAGGCATTCGACCATCTCGCGAACCTGGAACCCCCTGACCTGAGGGTTACGGAGTTCTTCCACGCCCTGAAACAGCCAGTTCGTGTACTCGGTGATCCCCGCGAACTTCAGCTCCTTGCGCTGACCGTCATGGTATCGCAGCACTAGTTCGATCATGACTTCTTCGCCACTTCCGCGTAGGCGCTGATGTCGTCGTTCGCGAGGTCGAAGCTCTCGCCGCAGTTCAGGCACGTGAACGTGATGGAATCATGGTTTCGCTCAGGAGTCCAGTGATGCTTGCAGGCGTACTTCGTCAGCTTGATCATGAACTCTGAATGACGTTGAAGAGCGTCTTCGAAGGCCCGCTGAGCCTGTATGGCCGTGAGATGTCGATGTGAAGTCGCTCGTCCTGGCGCGGTGATATCCATGTTGTACAGCATGATCAACCTTCCCCGAGGCTAATGATCTTCCAGTAGCGGGGGCGGGATTTGAACCCGCGACAGACATGGCTTATGAGGCCATCGAGCTACCGGGCTGCTCTACCCCGCTGCGAACAACCTCATGATCCTAGCACTGTCCGTACCCGGGGGTTCACTCATCCGAGCGGCCAGGATTCCTCGCCGCTGTAGCCGACTGTCACTTTGTCGTACCCGCCGCGTAGGTTCTAGACGTCCGGACGGCATGTAAGTGCCCGATCGGACACGGCAGTGTCATGCGTGAGTACATGAATATAGGTGACCATGGCTGTTTCTCCACGACGCAAGATTCCTGAGGCGATCTTCCTGGTCGTCAAGGGCAACGAGACCTACCTGTACCACAGCTTCCTGCACGCCTGGAATCGCAAGACTCCCAGCGACAAGCTTTACAAGATCAGCACGGCGCGGATGGAGGAGATCATCACGTGAACATCAAGCAGAACCTCATCAACCATGTGGCATTCGTGCTCGACGGCTCGGGCTCGATGAGGGACCGTAAGCAGGCCGTCATCTCCGTCTTCGACTCGCAGATCGCCTGGCTCGCCCGGCGCTCGAAGGAGATGGATCAGGAAACCCGGGTCACCGTGTACGTGTTCGACTCGAAGATCGAATGCGTGATCTTCGACAAGGACGTGCTGCGGCTTCCGTCGATCAAGGACCTGTACTGGGTCCGGGGCAACACGGCCTTGCGTGACGCGACGATCAAGTCCCAGCAGGATCTGGCGAAGACGTACGCCGAGTACGGCGACCATGCTTTCCTGACGTTCGTCCTCACGGACGGCCAGGAGAACGCGTCACGGGCATCCTCGTACGAACTGCGGGCACTGCTGGCGGGTCAGGCCGACAACTGGACCCTCGCCGCACTGGTGCCCGACCTCCGCGCCAAGCTTGACGTCGAATCGTGCGGGTTCTCGAAGGGGAACATTGAGATCTGGGACGTCAATTCGGCTACCGGTGTCGCCGAAGTCGGGGAACGTATCCAGGCGGTCACGGACACGTACATGGACTCCCGGGCCTCAGGCATCCGTGGCACGAAGACCCTCTTCGCAGGATCTTCTCAGCAGGTCAACGCGCAGACTGTCGCGGCTTCCGGGCTCAAGGCCCTCGATCCCGACAAGTTCTTCCTGATTCCGGTCGCCTCCGATGGCACGATCGAGGTGAAGCAGGCGGGGAAGAGGCCGAAATCACGACCGGACGGGACTCCGTGTGTCGTGATCTCCGACTTCGTCCGCGCTACCGGCAGGCCGTATGAGATCGGCAAGGGCTTCTACGAGCTGGTGAAGTCGGAGAAGATCGACGCGAACAAGCAGGTCGCTGTCGTCGAACGTGCGACATCGAAGGTGTACGTGGGCCGCGAGGCGCGCAAGCTCATCGGCTTGGATGACACCGCTCACCGGGTTCGTCCGATGCCGAAGGATTCCTCGGGTGCACCGCCGTACAAGATCTTCGTGCAGTCGACGTCCCTGAATCGCCTGCTGCCGCTGCACACGCAGTTGCTGCTGCTGAAGTAGGTTGCCGAGATGAAGATCTACAGGGTGACTGTGCGTTCGAAGTCCGGCAAGCTCGTCGATCCTTATCCTCGCGTCTACAACCGGTCGCAGGGAGTCTCGGCGGTCAAGGGCTACTGGCAGCATGCCGATCGGGCCAAGGGCTATCAGGCATTCCATGCCCCGTACACCGTCGAGGTCGACACCACGGAGGTGCCCGATGACGCCTGGGTCCGCAAGTGCTGCTGACATGGAGGTGACTCGGTCATAAAGATCATGTACAAGGTGGACATCCTCCTTGATGACGCCTGGGTTGCGGAACTGGGACCGTACGCAACTCTCAGCTACTGCCGGCAGGTTAGGTCGAAGCTGAAGGCCAAGACATCGGCTCTGGCGGCGATCGGACTTCCAGTACCGAATCATCTGCTCGCCGGGAGTATTAAGATCAGGATCTCCTCCATGGGGCAAGACCCTGCTACTGGACACTGGGAAACCAAGTGGACTCAGTTCGAGGGGGACCTGTGAACGCCGAGAAGAAGTGCATCGACTACTCGCTGGTACCGATCTTCCTGAAGTGCCGGATGAACCCTTCCGACAATGATGCCGACGCGTCCACGGTCAGGGAGTACCTGTCAAAGCTCCTTGCTGAGGTATGGAGGCAGAAGTCGGAGTTCTCGGGCAAGCGACCCTTCGGGGATTCAGGCTGGTATCTCGACGTCTATCACGCGCTGCAAGCCGCTGATCTCATGGATGACCCGGATGACCATGACGCTCGGATGGCCGAGCGCGAATGGGCTGACGCGATCATTCAGGGCTGCATCTGGGAAATGGGGTATCACGATGGTCGATGACACGATTCCCGGGGTCCTGTACCGCCTGAGCGTCTTCGAGGCAGATGGTCGCCCGGTTCCAGGCTTCCCGAAGATCTATTCGACGATGTCACGGTTCAAGGCTGCGATCCGAGCCCAGGAACGCAGCCCTACAGCACCTTCCGGTCGAACCTGGATCAAGGAGGGCTGTGCTCGCGGACCGTGGCTGAGCCTCGAAGGTCCTGTCGTCGCGGCTGGTGGAGGAATCAACGACTACACGGGAGCTGAAGACCCGGACTGGCCGGTAGCGCAGATCCTTGACGAGATTCTACAGCCAAGGAAGCTGCCACCGCGAGACAAGTCCTGGCTGGAGACAGAGGGGACCGGATGACGACCGGGCTGTGCCGTAAGTGCGGGCTGCTGCTCGATTCCTGGCTGACTGATCAGGGTGCTGAGTATCACACGATGCGCTGCTGGCCTGACCATCTTCCCCTCCCGGAGACGGGGATCACCCCGTATGACATGGAGGTGAAGGAGGAGCTGATCGAGATCATTCAGTGGGCTGATCAGAATTCGGAAAGGTCGAAGCAGGTCGGTCTCGGCGCTTCCGAGGTGGGCATGGAATGCGCGCGCAGGCTCGCCTATCGGATGGCTTCGATTCCTTCTCTTCATCGTCGCATGGATGGCTGGCCGGCAATTGTCGGCACGTCCATTCATGCGTGGATGGAGATGGCTGTGAATCGCTTTCAGGAGGCTCATAAGGGTGAGACTCACTGGTTTACGGAGATGCAGGTTCTCGCCAATCCGTTGATCAAAGGTCATACGGATTTGTATGAGGCGCGGCGGGGACTGGTTCTGGATTGGAAGTTTCCGTCCACGGACAACCTAAAAAAGATGATCAAGGAGGGCTGGTCTCAGCAGTACCGTATTCAGGCGCACCTGTACGGCAAAGGGCACGTCAACGCGGGTCGCAAGGTCGAGCGTGTCGGAGTCATCGCCATCGGACGTCAGGGCTCACTGAAGACGGTGTACTGCAAGACGGAGCCTTATGACGAATCGGTTGCTCAATGGGCTATCGATCGAGTCTACAAACTCGGGGACTTCCTGATCAGCAAGGATGTGGCGGCTAATCCTGGCATCTTCGATGAGGTGCCGGCGACGCCGTCAAGGCTGTGCGGGTATTGCCCGTGGTGGAACAGGAACATGATGTCCGGCGCATCCGATAAGGGATGTCCGGGTGCTTAGTGATTCGTTTGGCGAATATGAAGTTAGATCCAAGATTTTCAAGGGAGCGATGATGGCTGAAGAAGTGATGGATCCGTGGGGCAAGATCATGTCGGAGGGCGGGGGCGGCAAGACCGTCACGTTCAATGACAAGGGAGTCGTGTTCAAGGGCACCCTGATGGAGGATCCGGTAGAGCGCGAGCAGATCGACCCGGCGACCAAGGAGGTCAAGACCTTCAAGGACGGCAATGTCCGCAAGCAGTGGGTCTTCAAGTTCCAGACCGATGAGCGTGACCCTTCGGACCCTGAGGACAAGGGTGTCCGGAATCTGTGGGCGAAGCATCAGGCGATCCTGGCGATCCGGGAGTCTCTGAAGTCTCAGGGCCTGTCGCGAATGCGTATCGGCGGAACTCTGGAGATCGCCTGGACGGGTCAGATCGCTCCGGACCGCCCGGGAGTGCACCCGACGAAGACGTTCACTGCCCGCTACACGGAGCCGCCGGCAGGGTTCATGGCTGAGAAGAAGGTCGAGTCGTTCAGCTTCGACACGGCCCCGGTGGCGACGAACTCGGCGCAGTCCCCCCTCGACGCCTTGAAGGCGATGCAGTCTTCGGGTCCGCAGCCGGGTGGCGACGAACCTCCGCCGTTCTGATCATGGAGTACGTGATCTTCGGTTCGCTGTGCTGCGCGGCCGTCTCGGGTCTGATCTTCTGGGGTGCCTGGACGACATGGGAGGCGCTCAAAGATTTCCAGTGGTGACATAGTTGAGGCCGAGACGCGGGGACGTCTCGGCCTCAAGGGATCTTCAGCAACGACGAGCGAAGTCAGCCGATGATCACTGCCACTATATACCGTGACCTTCGGGTTGGTCTTCACTCGCCTGAGCGTCTAGGATCAGATTCTCCGGTCGGTCAGGAAGTTCTGACCGAAAGGTTGATGAAGATCAATATACACACACATTGAAAAAGGATGTCCAGGCTGGCAGGCCGATCGGACACCCTTAATTCAAGCAACTAGGGCCACGATAACGGCCTAGAACGGGGCGCGCAACTTGATCTCGGACAGCCTTCACCTCGAAGCGGCGCTCACCTGGCATGATCAGGGATTCTGTGTCATGCCGGCCCGGTTTGACGGGTCAAAGAGGCCCAGATTCGAGTGGAAAGAGTTCCAGGGGGCACGCCCCGACAGGGCGTCCGTGATTCGCTGGTACACACAGGAGCCGATGCTCGGGGTGGGCCTGATCTGCGGAAACGTGTCGGGTGACCTCGAAATGCTTGAGCTTGAAGGTCGAGCGACGTCATCTGCCGATCTCGACAAGGTCCGCCGCGAATGTGACGCACGTAACATCACGTGGCTGTGGGATCTCCTGACACTCGACGGCTACGCCGAATGGACGCCCAGCGGTGGCATCCACCTGCTATATCGGCTCAGCGATCACGAAGTGCCCGGCAACACCAAGATCGCCATGACGACCGACAAGCTCACACTCGCCGAAACACGAGGTGAAGGCGGCTTCGTCATCGTCGCCCCCACGGCCGGCACAGTGCATCAAAGCGGTGACGCCTGGAGTCTCGCGGCAGGCCAGCTCGGACGGGTGCCCGTCATCTCATGGCAGGACCGCGAACTACTGCACGCCGCGATCAAGGCAGCCCTCGATGAACGGATCCCGTACGCCCCGCCGATCCTCGCCCCACGTCCGATCCGTGAACGCCGAGAAGGCGAGATCACGCCGATGGACGACTTCAACGAGCGAGGCGACTGGTGGGCGATCCTCTCGAATCGCGGCTGGTCACATGCGGGACAGCAGGGTGGCCAGGAGTTGTGGACTCGCCCCGGCAAGGATCCGCGTCATGGTCACTCGGCGGCGCTCGGATACAAGGGATCGCCGAACCTGTATGTGTGGTCGGGCATGGATGAGGAGCGGCATTACACGAAGTCGCAGTTTGTCGGATACGCCGACTTCAACGGCGACTGGGCCGCGACGACGAAGCACCTAGCCCGCGAAGGCTACGGCACTCCGCTGCCCCCCAGGTCCACGCTGACCGTCGAATACCAGCCTTCGGTATCTGCGGTACCGCTCCTGGAAGCCGTGGCGCAGACTGCCGCTGAAGATACCGAAGCCATGAGACTCCCTGAACCTGAAGCCGCGAAGCCGCGCCCGCGCATCGAGAAGTGGACCGAGAGTGGTGCGGCACGGTTCGCCGCCAAGATCTACGGCAAAGACTTCATCGAGGTCACCGAGGAGTACAGCGAGCGAGGGTCGCGAGGTTGGCGCTACTACGCGGACGGGGCATGGAGCGAGGATCTGGAGAAGCGCGTTCGCAAGTCCATGCTGCGCGTCTCCGACCTCATCGAAGCTCAGGCCGAATCGATCTGTGACCGCGCGCAGCAGGCATACCTGGAATCGGGCACGGATGAGAACAAGAAAGCTGCGCAGAATGCCGGCAAGCTGCTGACGTTCTCGAAGGGCATGGCATCCGATCGCGGCATCAAGGCCATGACGAACCTGTTCTCCCTGGGTGAGGGGATCACGCGTAGCATCAAGTCCTTCGACGCCAACCCTGATCTGCTCTGCCTGAACAACGGCACCTTCGACCTGTCGACGATGACCCTGCGTGCCCATGACCGCGATGACCTGCTGACTCGCCGCATGGATGTGACGTTCAATGCCGACGCGAAGTGTCCGATGTGGGAACAGTCGATGATCGACTGGATTCCGAACGCGGAGATGCGCGCCTACGTTCAGCGGGCACTCGGTTACACGCTGCTCGGGAAGGTCGAAGAGGGCGTCTTCTTCGTACCCTGGGGCGAGACCGGCTGCGGGAAGTCGCAGTTCATCGAAACGATCAAGAAGGTCTTCGGGGACTTCGGCACCACCGCTGAAGCTTCAACGTTCCGCGACAAGGTGTACGGCTCCAGCGACTCGACGAACAACCTTCACGACCTACGTGGACGGCGTTTCGTGGCATCCTCGGAGACAACGAAGGGCGCGGGTCTCAACGAGGAACTAGTCAAGCGTGCGACAGGCGAGGAGGCGCTGAAGACTCGCGCTCTCTATCAGTCCAACATCGAATGGACTCCGGAGTTCGTACTGTGGATCGCGACGAACTTCAAGCCGAACCTGAGCGCGGATGACGGCGCTATCTGGCGTCGAGTCAAGCCGATCGAGTTCCCGAACAACTTCAGTGAGTCGCAGGACCGCATCAAGGGCCTCGGCAAGAAGATGATGGCGCAGGAGATCTCGGGGATCTTCAACTGGCTGCTCGAAGGAGCCCGGTCATACCTGAAGATCGGGCTCGCTGAGCCGGCGGCGATGACACAGGCTGTCAAGGACTACCGCGATGAGCAGGATCCGGTAACCCAGTTCCTCGCCGAGGCCGAGGCTGACGGGAAGATCGAGTTCAGCGAGGATGGCGAGTGCGAGTCCTCGAAGCTGTTCAACGTGTACGTTAACCACTGCCTTCAGAACAACCTGAAGCCGATCGCCCCCCAGCGCTTCGGTCGAATTCTCAGCGACAAGAAGTACGGCACCCGCAAGGGGACTAACGGTATTCGATGGCGCGAGGGAATCAACATCATCTGGCTCGCCGATACTGGGGCACCGCCTTCATCGGACTACCCGAGAAGGTTCTAGCAAGGAGTCGATCATGAACATTGTTCATCCGGGGGATCACATCTTTCTCGCCGTCCCGGCATACTCCGAGAAGGTGGAAGGACTGGATCCGCTGGAAGTGAGGATCGGGCGAATGGGTGCAGATCTGCCGGAAGGCATCATGCTGACCTGGGTACCCATCGGGCCCCGCGACTCGGAGCCTTCTGTCCTCTTTGTGATTCGTCAGCAATAGACCTTTTCCTAGCATCCTAGGACGCTATACTTGACGTGCATCATCGGCCACCCCCCGACGCACTCAAGGAGCCACAATGGCCACCGTTCCACTCGTAGTGTTCCCGGAGGCGGAGCTGTACCGGGCCGCCATGTATGTCGGAGATAACTCCGCCGACCTGAACGCGCTGATCGACGACTTCACCATCACCGGCGAGACCGCGACGGTTCTGAGCTTCACGTCCGCCGGCACCGCTTACTCGGTGCCGCATGACGCCTACATCGTCTACCTCAACGGTGTCGTCACCCACACCTTCCTTAACGAGAATGACCTCCTGGACAACTTCGGCGATGTCGCGTCGCCTTCCGCGCACTACCATGAGGTCGTCCTTAAGTCCGGCCCGGCCATCACCAACGGTGCGATGGCGTAAGTCCTAGGTTCACCTACCAGTGATACGAGTTCGGCCCTGAGATTTGATCTCAGGGCCGATTCGCATGTCAGGTCGTCACTCGACCAACCCAGCCTTGAGGCGTTCCTTGGCCTGACGACGCAGGGTGCTCTCGTAGTCCTGGATCCGCAGCTTCGCCGTCACCTTGCGATCATGGGACTTCAGAACGATGCCCTCAGGCTGCCCCAGAGCGCTCGGATCGAGTTTGGCCCCACTCCCGTCCAGGAGGAACTCCCGCATCCAGTCCAAGGCATCCTGAAGGCTCGTGGGGATATCCTCTCCGGCCTGACGACGCTCGATGATCGGAGCGCGGACGAGGTTCGCCTCCTGCGAGATCTCTAAGAACCTGTCCCAGCCGACGAACGGCTGATTGCCTCGCTCACGCCAACCCGCGACGTCTTCACGGCTGTGCGACATCGTCTCCTTGAACAGCTCATCACTGAACTCGATGACGTCGAACAGCCGGTGACCGAAGACAGTCTTGTCCGTCGAGTAGTGCATGAAGTTCTGGCCGATCCTGCCGCCGTAGACCTCGAAGAAGTAGACGCGGACCTCTTCAATGCCCTGACGGTAGTGGTAGTCGTACAGCTCCGTGGCAGTACCGGCCAGCTCGGCGACGATGCCAAGCTCCGGGTTGTGTATCCAGTTCTCGGCACACGACAGCAGGTTCTCCCGGGAGCCGATCGCCCACGTCCACTGATCCGGCAGGATGACGATCCGGGCGTTCGTGCCGTCGATCTTCTCCGAGATCTGCACCGGCTGATCCCCGAAATCGATGACCGGCTCGGACAGCATGCCATTCTTCGGGTCGATGATGTGATAGGTCGGGATCGACGGATACTTCGTCGCCGAGTTCAGCCTGGCCTGGAAGTCGCGATCACGCAGATCAAACATGGCAATCCTCCCTGCTCGTGAGCGCGTACGACAGGTACAGGTTGATGGCGAAGATCGGGGGGATCATCCACTCCCAGGTGTCGCCGGTCATCGCGGAACTGATGACGGTCAGCGCGAGGATTGGAAACATGGCGATCCTGCCGACTCGGAAGACGGGGAAGATGATCTTCTTGACGCCACGCCGGACGGGTCGCATCTTCGCCGTGCTCACCATGATCCAACTGGCATTCCAGGCAATTGACAGAAGCATGCAGGCCAGATGTACGAGTGTCCACTTTTCCATGTCTACCACCATCCCAGTCGCTGGCCCCCAGAGAACCAGATCTTCGCGTACAGCAGCTCCCCGGCAGGGCTCGGATGAACCCCGTCCGTGCTGTTCTCGACGCTCGCCTCAATGACACTGAAGTCCGCCATGCCCACATCCCCGTACATTCGTGCAGCCTTTTCGATGATGACGTTGGCCTTCTTCTCGCTACCCGGTAGCCACGCCAGATGTGGATGCTGCGCAACCCGGGAGATCTGCAACTTGCTGACCATGACCTTGACGCCCATAGCGCGCGAGTACTCGATCATCGACACGTACTGCCCCGAGAAAGCCTTCACCTGAGCATTCGTGGACACGACATCATTGGTTCCACAGTTGAGCAGCAACATGTCGGGCTTGTTCGTCTTGATGAAATCGCCGACCATCGCCGCCCACATCGAACACGCACTGCCACCCACGGCGGCAGTGACAAACACGGGCTCGACACCTACCTGCCGCAGTAGTACGGACAGCTCGTCGCGGTAGCTGCTGCCATCACCGCCGACCGTAATCGAGTCGCAGCACGTCAAGATCTTCATCGTCTTCACGGCGGGCGCGATCACGCTGATCGACGGTAACGCCCCAACGGCCGGGACATCCTGAGCGTTTGCCTGCGTCGAACACCCGGCCAGGAGCAACACCCCGGCCATCAGTAATACCTGAAACTTCTTCACTTCGACGTCACCTCTCCGCGACGCAGCTCTGTGCGCAGCCCTTCATAGTCCACGATCGTGATGTGTGTGTCCGTCCGCGAGATCAGCTTCCTCTTGGCCAGATAGGCGATGAGATGGTTGACCCGGACGCCGATCTGCTTACGTGTCCCAGTCCCCGCAGCCACCGACTTCAGGTCGGATCGCAGCCACTCTGACGCGATCCCCTTCGTCGACGCCAGGCATGTCAGGACTTTCAGCTCCGTCCCGAACCAGGCACCACTCCACAGCCCCCCTTTCCACTGCCCTCGCCCTCCTGGCCCCTCGCCCTTCCCATGCCCTTCACCTACCACATCATCTCTCATGTTCCCAACCATACCATCCTTTCCATGAAAGTCAAGGAACATCCGAACACTGATCACCGAACATCCGAACGGCCTCCTCGACCTCCCCGAACACCCGGCACGGAAGGAGGGCAGTGGCATCACCGCCCTCAGGGCATCAAAAAAAGTAATGCCACCCCAACGCCACTACCCCCCTGACCTGCAAAAGTGGCAGTAGTGGCATTACTTTCCTAAAACTTGGGTTCAAGGTTCAAGAAGATATCCCAGCTACACATCCTTCTACAGGCCCGGCTTTAGGTGGCATTGCCGCCACTGACGCCACTGATGCCATTATCCCAGCTCAGACATCAGGGCATGGACAAAACGGTAATGCCCTGATGCCACTGCCCCCAGCAAGCCCCGCCCTTGATCCCAGCCCGCCTTTGACCTTCCAGCACGGCAGAGCTTCATAGCTTCCTAGGATGCTTCTAGCTCAGCGACTTGTCGCTGAGCGCCTTCAGGTTCTCCCGCACATCCCCCGAAGCCTGACTCAACGCCTGACGCTGCGACGCCTTCACCTCTTCCAGAACCCGCGCACGTTCCTCGCTGACCGCAGCCTGAATGAGCCGCGACACCTGAACCTCGGTGAGCTTCCCCGACGCTCCGGGCGCGGTCCTGACCTGATACAGCTCCCCGTACGCCTTCAGCGCGCTGACAAGCACTGCCAGCATTCCCGGCGTCGGCTCCATGTCGACGTGATCCTTGACGGCGTTGATCAGGTCCTTGTATTCCTGGCTGAGAAACTCCCGGGCTCGCAGGGATCGGTCTTCGTGATCGGTGATCAGCTCGATGTCGTCCATGCCTAGATCATGTCACTGAAGGTCGGGTACAACGTTGTGCACAATGCACTTGCCATCAATAGCCTTAAATACTTTAATCGAAGGATGTCTGTATATCTCTGAATTTCCTGAGCTACCAATCAGTAACATAACTAAGACATCGATGCCATTATATATAGAAGGCAGTAAGATCAAGCAGGTCCATGCTCACTGATGGGGCTTCCCGACCTTCCTTGATCCACTGCGGGGAGGACTTGTTTGCCTGCTTCCTAGGATGCCGGGATGGGGTGGAGGGCTGGGGCTTGGTTGATTATCTACTTAGTTGATGATGTTGAGGCATATTGATGATCTTCGTTGATTGATGATGTTGAGCATTGATGATCATGTTCGTGATCATGGCATGGATGCGGGCAGAGTCCTGCCTTGGTCTTCACTGCGGTCACGGGGTACCCGAGGTACGTGCCGTGCCTGAGGTACCAGACTGCCGTGATCTTGGCTCAGCGTGGCTTACAGCGGGTTCGTGCTGGCCGTAGGCATCCATGCTGTCATCGCAGTCACGGCTACGGCAATGCCTCGAATCAACGTGACCGTAAAGGCGATGCGGTCATGGCCGAACGGATGAGGTGCGCGAGGTGTATTTCGTGATGTGCTTGCGTCTCGTTGGTCATCGGGGCCGAACGCTCGCATAGGTGAGCGGTGAAGGAAAGGGGAGTAGCGGTGGGGATCTTCAATCGGGAGAAGCACGCGAAAGGGCATGACGGTTTTTCCGCTGGTTCACGGACGACCGGCAAGCACAGCCCTACAGGCTGGACGCATAAGCGGGATGGGGACGGCGGGTCTTCCGCGCCGCTGAAGAAGGTCGCGGAGCCTGGCGGCTTCTTCGCTACGGGTCGCAAGCCGCGCGGTGACAAATGATCAGCGACGCTGAGGTGATCTTGAATCGCTGTGGCCGTGAGGGCTGCGGTATCGTCGGGGTGCTGGTGGCACGACGTCAGCAGTATTTCATGGTCCGTGAGTTCGCGGGGTTGACGCCGTGCGAATTCCTTGCCGATCATGACATGTCGGAGTGGACGCGGGTTACGATCTTGCGCGATGTGCTGATCTTGCGGGCACTCTGGACTGTCGGAAGATCCATTACGCCTGGACTGCTGAGCGATCCAACAGCGCACATCCTTGCCGATAGCCTGGGTTGGCGTATTGGCGATGCCGCAATGATCGATTCCCTGCCGGACTGGCTACGCCTGACTAAGGGGTCGATTGATCTCTCATGGGAGGCTGTGATCCTCGCCGCTCGGGTCGCGGAGGCTGTGCGCGATGACTGGCATGTTGGCCATGTGAATCATGTCCGTTGGGGACGCATTCACACATATCTACGTTTGTGGGCTGATCGAGTCCACTAGGCGTAGTTGATCATGTTAGGGCAGTCTTCCGAGACTGCCCTAACAGTCGTGTTTTTCTGACCGAAAGTATGACTTGTGATCATGTTTTTCCGGTTAGGCTGACGTAGTCAGCAATACGGAATGAAGGGAAATGATCATGGATCTTCACGCGGCAGTCACGGCGTACGGCAAGATCGTTGCTCGGCTCACGGCATCAGAGGCGCACGAAGTTGAGACGGTACGGGCAGCCAAGATCGCGGCCGACATCACGGCCGGCATGGGCTACCTGGAGGCGAGGATATCGGGACTGCGGTTCGCGCGGAGCTACGCGGAATCGATCATCTGGGACCGCGTCTAGCATTTCATGATCTTCAGGGCTGCCCTACAGGGTGGCCCTGATTTTTGTTGTCTATTCAACTGTGAAGTCATGTAAGTGTGAGTGGTTAATCACTCCTTAGGAAAGTGCTGCCGGCACCGCAGAACCGGG